ATGAAAGGAGAAATTTTAGCAAACCTTATCCAATGTAGCGTTACGCTACTTCTTGGCATTATTGCCCTCGTTGGGGCATTATTTTATGGTGCCTCATTCCACTTCTTTACTGCTATAGCTTGTTTTTGGCTGGCATGGGTATTCTATACCGATAATGAGTATAGGATAATAAGTATTAGGGAATATTTTAAGAACCGCTACAAAAAGGACTGACCGATGGCAATTCAAATGGAACTGTACGAACTAAAGAACCTCTGTATGGAAATGGCTTCTTTGGGTGCTGCCAGCTATATCAAGCAGACCACCCCGGCAAAAGACCTCATTTCACAGCGTGAAGCATATAGATTATTCCAAGAATGCCGGGTGAAACGATGGCTGAAAGACGGTAGAGTTTCTGCTATCCGGGGCGGTAGCTCTATACGTTCTAAAAAACTTTATTCACGTGCTGAACTTATGGCGGTAGATAAATCTGAAAAAATCAATTCTATAATTAACAAGTAATATGCGTACAATCAAGTTAAAATCATTGTCCCTTATCAATTTTAAGGGTATTAGAAGCCTAAGTATAAGTTTCTCTGATGCGGAAACGCTGGTTGCCGGAGAAAATGGTACAGGTAAAACAACTGTGTTTGATTCGTTTCTTTGGTTGTTATTTGGTAAAGATAGCACAGGACGGTCTGATAGTAATTTCAATATTAAAACGTTGGATTCAGACGGAAAACCTATATTGCATTTAGAACATTCCGTTACTGGTGTTCTTTCGGTGGATGGAAGAGAAGTTACACTGCAACGGAGTTATGTAGAGAATTGGGTAAAACCACGTGGCACTACGGAAGAAACGCTCAAAAACCATGCTACGGAGTTTTATTTGAATGGGGTTAAACTGGCAACCAAAAAGGAGTATGATAGTGAAGTTGCTGCCATTATCCCGGAAGACGTTTTCAGAATGATAACTAATCCTTTCTACTTTACTTCCATGAAGCCGGAAGCACAGAAAGAAATTCTTTTGGATATGGTCGGAACTCTTACAGACCAAGACGTAGCACAGACAAAGCCCGAATACTTAGAGTTGCTGGCTCAGTTGTCCGGCAGAAGCATAGCCCAATATGCTAAAGAGGTAGCCGTAAAGAAAAAGGCTTGTAAGGATGAATTGTCCGTGATACCCTCTCAGATAGAAACTGCTCGTAAACTTATGCCGGAAGCTGAGGATTGGGTAGCCATTGATAGCGAAATATCGGAGAAAAACGCCCGGATTCAAAAAATAGAGGAACAGATTACCGACAAATCAAAACTGAATGAACAGGAATACCGACGTAAAGCGAATATCCAAAAACAGATTGGAGAAAAACGCTTGCAATTAACTAATCGTGAACATGCCATACGCACAGAAGCGAATAAGGGGCGCAATGAGGCATCTTTGAAACTGAATGAATTGGAATATTTATTGCGTACAGAAAATGGCAATTTGAGCCGAAAAAAGGAATCCGTATCGGCTATGGATGTGGAAATAGAAAAACTCAATACCAAGTTGTCCGCTTTGCGTGGTGAGTTCGCTAAAATCAGTATGGAAGAACTTACTTACAACGAGGGAGAATTTATTTGTCCTACTTGCAAACGCCCTTTGGATATTGAGGATATAGAAGCCAAACAGCGTGAAATGCAATCCAACTTTAACGCTAACAAGTCGGTACGTTTGAAAGCTAATAAAGAGGCTGGAATGACTAATAAGCAACGACTTGAAGAAGCACAGGGACTCAAAGACCGCACCAATGCTGAAATAGTGGAGCTTGAACAAAAGATAGAGCGTATTAATGCAGATATTGAACAGGCTAAGGCATCTATTCCCGAAGCTCAGAACGTGGAAGTTATTTTATCATCTGACCAAATTTGCATTGACATTAAGAATGAGATTGTAGAACTTGAAAATCAGCTAAAGGTTGATGCAAAGATTGTGGATGTATCGGAACTGCAATCAGAGAAACGGACTTTGAATGAATCCGTGCAAGCATTGTACAAGCGTTTGGCTAACCGTGAACAAATCAACAGAGCTGAAAAGGAAATAGCCTCTTTGGAAGAAAAGCGTATCGCTAACAATCAGAAGCTGGCAGACCTTGAAAAGTGGGAGTTTACGGCATTGCAATTCCAAAAGGATAAGGATGCTGAACTTTTGAAACGTATTAACGGAATGTTCAGATATGTATCATTCTCATTCGTAAATGAGCAACTGAATGGCGGTGAAAAGCTGACTTGTGTATGCACCGTGAACGGTACTCCATTCCTTGATGTGAACAATGCCGGACAAATCAATGCTGGAATTGACATTATCAATGCCATTTGCACGACAAAGGGGGTATCAGCACCAATCTTCATAGATAATGCTGAAAGCGTAAACCAACTAATCCCATCACTAAGCCAAATTATCCGGCTGGTTGTGACTACAGACAGAGAACTAACCATTAAATAATTACGATTATGACACAGCAAGCAAGTACGGCAGTTCAAGCAACTGCAAACGGTGGGCAGGTAGCCACTCAAAGAAAGCCTGTAGATATTCTTAAAAGCATGATGAATGCCGATAGTGTACAGGAACAATTCAAGAATGCACTCGGTAAAAATTCGGCTACATTCGTTGCTTCTGTAATTGACCTATATAACGGAGATAGCAACTTGCAACTCTGTAATCCTAAAACGGTGGTAATGGAAGCTCTTAAAGCCGCTACATTACATTTGCCAATCAATAAGGCTTTGGGTTATGCTTTCATTATCCCGTTCAAAAATTCAAAAAAGGATGAAAAGGGAAACTGGGTTAAAGTGTATGAGCCTACTTTCCAAATGGGTTATAAGGGATATATTCAACTTGCCATGAGAACGGGACAATACCGAACTATCAATGCCGATGTTGTTTATGATGGTGAGTTGAGAAAGGTAAACAAACTGACCGGGGAGATAGCCTTTGACGGTGAAAAGAAGAGCGATAAGGTAATAGGTTACTTCTGCTATTTTGAGCTTATGAACGGCTTTAGCAAGACTTTGTATATGACGGTTGAGCAAATGGCAAACCACGCTAAGAAATACAGCAAGGCTATTTCAAACGATAAGGATGTAACCGTGGATAAGCTGCTTAATTTAGCGAATTTGCCTGTTTCGCCCGATAGCAACAAAGTTGGTTGGATGGGGAACTTTCACGGAATGGCACAAAAGACAGTTATCCGCAATTTACTGAGTAAATACGGTTATTTGTCCGTTGAAATGCAAAACGCTATCACTAATGATTATGAGAGTGACGAAACTTCACAGCGTGACTTATTGACCGAAAACTATGCGAACAAACAGGTTATTGATGCGGAAGAAGTGAGCTTTGAAAACGTATCGGAGCATACGGAAAACAAGGCACAAACCGCAACTATTGACCCCGGATATTGATAGCGTATGAAACTGATAGTTCTTGGTTCAAGTAGTAGTGGAAACTGTTACGTTCTTGATAACGGTAAAGAGGCTCTGATTATTGAAGCCGGAATCCGTTTTCAAGAAGTCAAGAAAGCGTTGGATTTCAATCTGAGAAAGGTTGTTGGGTGTGTGGTAACACACGCCCATAACGACCACGCTAAGTATATTAAGGCGATGGTAGATAGCGGATTTCACACACTGGCATTACAAGAGGTGTGGATTGCAAAAGGAGTTTGGGATTCCCGTTCTTTGGTAGTCAAAGAGGGTAAAGGCTATAAGATGGGTAATTTTAAGATACTTCCTTTTCCTGCTTGCCATGATGTGCCGTGTGTGGGTTATCTGATAGACCATCCCGATATGGGTAAAATGGTATTTTTGACTGATAGCTGTATGTGCGAATATCGGTTCAAGGGACTTAACCATGTACTGATAGAGTGCAATTACTCTGATAAGAAGCTCGTTGAGGCGATTAATGCTGGGCGTACATTGCCATCACAACGTGAACGCCTGCTTACTTCACACATGGAGCTTACTACGTGTAAGGGGTTTATGGAAGCAAACGACTTATCCCACGTTTCGGAAATAGTGCTTTTGCATCTTTCTGAAAATAACAGCGATGAGCCATATTTCATTTCTGAAATGGAAAGGCATACGGGTAAAGTGGTTTATGCGGCAAAACCGGGTTTAACGATTGATTTAGAAAAGACATAAGAAATGGCTAAACTCCAAGTAGAAAAAAGGAACGGGTTATTTGATTTGAAGCCTCTGTATGAGTGGATGCGTAACGCTTTGGATGGTATCTACAGGATAGAGGTTAAGAAAGTGAGAAAGCCACGTTCTTTAGACCAAAACGGGTGGTTGTTCGGATGTATTTACCCAATCCTCTTAGACGCTCTTTTGGAAACTGGTTGGGAGTTCGTTTCGGTGGAACAGGTGCATGAGTTCTTTAAGGCTCAAATGACAGCCGAAAAGTGGTAAACAAGCACACTGGAGAAATTATAGAGTTCCCACGCTCAACCGCAACGATGGACACTGTTACATTCTCGACCTATTGCGAAAAGCTGAGGGAGTATGCCAAAGAGTTTTTGAATGTAGATATTCCCGACCCGGATAAATACTGGAGAAGCCATGAAAAGAATACCTAACAGTGTGGTATCTGAGCTGATACGCTTAGTAACTGTTTTGATAGCAAACATCCCACCTGGACAAAGTACAAGGGTGGATAACGCAATAAGATTGATTAAAAAGATTATAAACAAATTAAAAACTTTGGAAGATGAAAACGATAGAAGTAACTGAGAAAAAAGTAAAGGCTGCATTTGATGTAGCAAAAACGGATGAAATGAAAAACGTGTTGAAAGCTCTATTCTGCAAGAATGAGAATAAACCATCATTGGATGATTATAAGACCATCCGGAGTTATGAAGATGCTTGTGAAGCGTTGGAAGAAACCCCAATACTTTCAGAGAATAGAGGCAAAGCTCTTTGCGCTGCATTTCCAGACCATTACGATTTTCGCCAAAATATGCCACCTCACATTATCGCTCTTATGAAGCTGGAAACCATTAGCCGTGCCTTGTGGGGGAGAAACTTCCAACCAAAGCCGGATGGAGAGGGAAGTAAAGTTTATTGGTTTCCGTGGTTTGCTTTATGGACTAAGAAAGAAGTTGAAGATATGAATCCCGAACAAAGAGGTGCTCTTTTGTCTGCTTCTGCGGATAATGGTGCGTCTGCGGGTTTCGGTTCTCTGAATGCGTCTTATCGTTCCTCGCATGCGGTTGCGTACTTTGGGTTCCGCTTGTGCCAAGAAACGGAAGAAAAAGCAGAGTATTTCGGAAAACAATTCATTGAACTTTGGGCTGAATATTTGAAATTCAACTTTTCCGTTGGAAATCGTTTGAAATAGAAATGTGTTTGTCAAACATAGTATTAACAAAAAACAAAGAGATATGAAAGGCATTATGTTAGCCGATACCCCGGTAGAACAAAGGGAGCAAATTCTACGTGATAGCTGTGACCAAATTGTAGAACGTAGCTATACACGCAAATTCGACCAAGAAGAAATCAACGAAAGAAGAGCAGACCTTGCTAACGTGGCTATTCAAAAGGCGGATTTGGAACAGGCATTAGCGGAAATCAGAGCCGAATATAAAGGCAAAATAAAGCCTTTAGAAGAGCGTATGGTTAAACTTCGTGATGAGCTGAAATCCGGTGGCGATTGGATAAAGGGAGACTGTTACAAGTTCGTAGATGAAGATGAGAAAATGGTTGGATTCTACACCCCGGAGGGCTATTTGCTGGAGCAACGTCCCATGACACAAGAAGAAAGACAACGTAATGTATTCCGTGCTATCCGTTCGGATAGAACAGGTACAGATGATTAACAATTAAAACAATTCAAAAATGGAAAATTCAGAAAAAGGATTAACCGTAAACATCGGTGAGTACAAAGGTAAAGAACCTATTGAAGTAATTTACAGATTTGGAAATGCGCCTAAAGCATTGGAAGAACTGCCTACAAAAGAGCCGGAAAACATTTCGGTATCGGGTGTTATTACAACTCCGTTGGACTGGTTAGAAAAGCGTATTGACACTATCGACCAAAAACGTGCGAATGTCAAGGTAAACCGTGAGAAAATGAGTATCACTCTTACTATCAATGAAGATGATTATTACACCAAAAACACTTTCACTGGTACGGTTGAATTGTCTGAAATCTTTTCAAAGTTTGGCATAAACAATTCCGAATGTGGCTGGATTCCGTCTAAACTTGGACAATTCTTACGCCTAAACCGTGGTGCGTTTGATGAAAAGGAAGAGTGCATGAAACTCGTTTCCGTTCTAAAGAACTTCACGGCAAACGCTAAGACAGAGATTCAAAAGCAACGTGACCCGTCCGGCTCTATGGCTGAGGTGTACCGTTCACAGGTAGAAAGCAACTTGCCTAAGAGCTTCACAGTTAACATTGCCATTTTCAAGGGGACTGCAAAAACTCCTATTGAAATTGAGTTCGACCACTACCTATCAAATGGCGATGTGTTATTACAACTTGTTTCGCCCGGTGCTAATGAATTGGCAGAGGATTACAGAGATAAGTGTATTGATGAGGTGTTGGATGGTATTCGCACCATTGCCCCGGACATTGCTATTCTTGAAATCTAATAACTATATCGTGGGGGAGCAATCCCCCACTTATAACAGCTCATAATATGGCTAATAAAAAGAACATACCGCCTATGCCTTTCGATGCTGCTACCTGGCTATCCAACAATGCCGCCATGAGGTTATCATTCGCTTGCAAAGGCTTGTGGCTGGATATGCTTTGCTGTATGTGGGTGAGTATAGAGCGTGGGGTTATGCTAAAACCTATTGGCGGTGCGTACACTATTGATGAATTAGAAGTCCTCTATGGAAGTGGAACAAAGGAACTGATAGAATCATTAATAGATGCCGAATTATTGTCTGTAAGGTATGATGGTGCGCTATACAACGCTGATATGGTTAAGATGGAATCAATACGGGTTAAAAGGTCTGAGGCTGGTAGAAAGGGTGGTATCACAATGGGTAAAAGGATATTAACCAAGACTGATACAGTGGAAACACAACACACTCAATCATCCACAACGGTTGAAAAACCACAAAAAGTACAAGCCGACTTATTCCCAAATGATTTGCCGGGTAATCCACCGCCACTGACTGATGAACAACAGCGGAAGATGGAAAAAACCAAAAAGTACAATTATGCTGAATACGTCAAACTTACACGTGACGAATATGCTAAATTATGTACTGAATATGGCGAGGAAGCCGCTAAAGTGATGATTGATATTCTTAACAATTACAAAGGTTCTAAGGGCAAGAAGTATAAGTCTGATTACCTTGCTATTAGGGGATGGGTTAAAGATAAGTATTACGAAAATATGAATAGATATGGACAACAAACTGGTACAACGACTGCAGCAGATACTAACAACCCAAGTTCAAAAAGGACTTTCCGGGACACGCTTTAAGATTGATAAGTTTTCCGAAAATGATGTTGCGGAAATGCTAAGAATGTGCTATCAGTCGGAAGTAGAGCGTAGAAACATGAAATATGTTTCGGATGAAGCCACTTTGGAAAAGATAAACAAGGCGGCAAAGTTCCTTTGTGGAAATAGAAAGTTCGGATTGCTTCTGTATGGTACAGTAGGAAGTGGAAAAACAACGCTTGCAAAGGCAATATGTAACATTATAGGTATCTTATACCATAGTGATTTATTGTTTGAAAGAAAGTGCGTATATCATATATCCGCATTGAACCTTGCCAAATCTATAGCTGACGACCCGACCTATTTCAACAAACTAAAAAATCAAGAACTATTGTTCATTGATGATGTGGGTACTGAGCCTGCGAGTGTGAAAAGTTGGGGTAACGAGTTTTCCCCGGTAACTGAATTAATCTATGCCCGATATGACAGGCGGCTATTTACTATAGCCACTTCTAATTTGGCAGATGAGGAATTTGGAGAAAGATACGGTGAGCGTATTGCCGATAGGATGGAAGAAATGTTTGAACGGTTGCACTATAGCCAAAAAAGTTATCGAAAATGAGGTTTGCACTTAGAAACAAAACAAAGCTCATTAATGCTTTCGGTGAAACGTATTACAACGAACTTATTGCAAGCATTAATGACTTCCAATCTAACCATACGCCCGATTGCCATTATTGGAATGAGGCAATACAAAAGGAAATGCTGGATATACCAAGCAATACCCATCCAGGGACTATATTTACGTTTGCCATAGTTAGTGAAATGTGGGACGTGATAACGCTTGCTTATTATTCGGCAAATAATAAACCAAGTAAATCATAAAGTTATGCAACACCAGAAATCAGAAAAGAAAAAAGTGATTGTTACCTTATGCCGTGTGTTTCCGGTGACGCACTCTTTGGCTGGTAATCCTACAGGATTCGAGGGAAAGCTAAAGGAGCATAAGAAGATACACACGATACGCTACAATAAAAATGGCGTATGGGATAAGAGATATAAAGATATTAAATCCGGCAAGAAATATCTTTCAGTGCGTGAATGGACTGGCAGACCGTACAATTCGGAGCAACGGGAATTTGCCCGGTACGATAAGATAGGACTGCAGCATATCACAATGACCTATGATAGTGAGGATGCCTACCCTCAGATATGGATTGACAACAAGAAAGTCCCCGTTGAAGTTGTGGCAAAGAATGACGGTTTGAGTGTTGAAAACTTTGTAGAGTGGTTCTTTGGCAACTCCAAAAACAATGTGTTTGAGGGTGTGGTAGTGCATTTTACTTCATTCAAATATTGATAGTATGGAAACGAATAAAACAAAAAATACAGACCTCTTTTTGATTGACCCTCGTAATATAGTGGTTGTGGACGGTTTCAATGTAAGACGTGATTTTGACCTTGACGAACTGAAAGAGCAAATAAAGGCAAAGGGTGTCTTAAATCCTCTGACGGTTATAGCCTTTAAGGATGATGAGGGTAACGAGAAATACAAATTGGTGGATGGTGAACGCAGATACAGGGCTACCATGTTGGCTATATCTGAGGGTGCGGATATTCCTTATGTTCGTGCTATGAAAGCCCGAAAGGACGCTTCTACTGAAGAATTGTATATTCAACAGATGATGCGTAACGAGGGTAAGAAATTTACCGAATACGAGTGCGCTATCATGTTCAGACGGTTTAAGGAAGAGTTCGGTTATAGCCAAGTGGAGATTGCCGATAAGTTCAAGAAAAGTCCGGCTTTCATAAGCAAATGCCTTTCCTTGCTGGATTTGCCCCCATACATTCAAGAAAGGATTATGAAAGGGGAATTGTCGGTTAAGGCAGCTAAGGAGATTGCCGCCAATTATGGCAGTGAGAAAGAACAGGTAAAGGCTGCAAAGTTGGCAGTGGATAACGCCAAAGAAAACGGTAGGGCTACAGCTACCAATAAGGAGGTTCTTAATTCTCTGAAAGATTCCAAAGAAGCAAAAACTATTGCGGAAGCTCTGAGAAAGGTTTGGGCTTATTTGGATGGTGAGGTTATCGTGGACGTGGATAAGCTGGCAAAGCTACTGGATAAGACGGAAAGCCTTAGCCAAGCGATGAGGGAATACAAGAAAGGAGGTACACAATGATAAAACCGATATTGCATATAGTGATTATGTTAGTTCTCGTATTCTTATTCTCATCTGGTATATCAGTCCAATTCAAACCATTTCACATTTCATTTTCATATCCCGTATTTGGTGTTGGAATTGTATTTATAGCTATAGGGATAGCCTTGTGTTGTGGCAATACTTATTACAAGGGGATGAATGAAAACGGATATTCCGATGGGTATAAAAAAGGATTTGATAGAGGGGTTGGTTATGTAATAGAATATGTAAAAAAGAAAAATGAGACAAAAAGTGAACACTCTGATGATTGACATAATGCTGAATGACCGCTTTTATGCGGCTTTCAGATATAGGTATTGCCCGGCTTTCAAATTCGATATTGAGGATATGGTTGACAAGGTTTATGAGCGATACCCTACCCTACGGAAAAGGGCTATGAATGGAGAAAAAGTAATATTTGAATTTTAATAATTAGAAGATATGGAAATTAAAAAGAAGATAGTAGTTCCTACTGGAGAAATATATACCGCAATGGGAGAAAAGGGAATGTTGGAGTTCTTGACGGTTGGTGATTATGGTAAGAACGCTAATATCAAAGCTGATTTTTTAGGTATTACCCGTGATTTGAACGGTGTTCCAAATGGCGAGCCTATGCCGCTTACTGAAAAATGGGTAATCACCATATCAACACAGTACGGTTGTTCTATGGGGTGCAAGTTCTGCGATGTCCCAAAAGTCGGAATCGGAAGAAATGTCACTTTCAATGATTTGAAAGATGAGGTATTGACTGCTATAAAGCAGCACCCGGAGGTGAAGCACACAAAACGATTAAATATCCACTACGCACGCATGGGAGAGCCTACATGGAACGCAAATGTGTTGCTTCATGCAATATGTGTAAGGAAAGATATAGAGCCGTATATAGGCGATTCTTTGGTTCACCCGGTTATAAGCACTATGTTGCCCAAGAAAAATAAGAAGTTGGTTGAGTTTCTGAATAAGTGGTGCTATATAAAGAACGTGCATTATAAAGGCGATGCCGGGCTTCAATTCTCAATAAATACAACGAATGACGAAGAAAGAAACTATCTGTTTTCGGGAAGTTCTCTTTCGTTAGATGAGATTTCAGAAATAGGTAAGTTGTTGCCTATGCCTGTTGGCAGGAAATATGCTCTTAACTTCGCTTTGGCAGATGATACCCATATAGACGGAAAGCGTTTGAGAGAATTTTTCAACCCAAGTAAATTTATGTGTAAGATTACACCGTTGCACCGTACAAATAGCTGTGAAGAGAACGATTTGCATACGAACGGAGGGTATGATTTGTTTACTCCTTACAAAGCTGTTGAGGAAGACTTGAAAAACAACGGATTTGATGTAATCGTATTCGTTCCATCGTATGATGAGGATAACGGGCTTATCACGTGTGGAAATGCCATTCTCTCCGGCAAAATACCAACTTCTGAATACCAAGAAATAACATACTAAATTATAAACTTATGAATAAAGAAGAATTACAAGCAAAGTTAGAACAAGCCAATTCAGAGAATAAAGGTATAGTGGTTTATCCGGAATACTTCAAGAAGAAAAAGAAGCGAATGCGCCCGGACTTCATAAAGACACTGGAGGAAACTGCAAAAGCGGACTTTACCGATGTTGATGATTACGGAGTGTACAAAGTGGGTTCTTTCCTCTATAAGAACACTTTCGTTACCGTATCTAAAGAAAACGGTTTATGGACTTTGCACATGATAAGTGAAGCCCCGATTGGATTACCGCTCATTAAGGAAGTGAGGTACAAGTATCTGCCGAACAATCTTATGATGGCTCAAATTTTCGGAGATAGAGCCGAAGCAAACGAGATAAAGGGCGTTGTCCTGTATCAGATACCCAACGAAGAAACGGAGGCTGAATAATGATTTATGTAGGGATTGATACTGGTGTGAATACTGGGTTCGCTGTTTGGGATAGCAAGCAGCGTTCCCTACTTCAAGTATGCTCGTTGCCCATTCATAAGGCTATGGAGCGTGTATGCGCCTTGCATAACGAATATAAAGCTGGAGTTGGCGATAAGGTTATAGTGAGAGTGGAAGACCCACGGCAAAGAACGTGGTTCGGAACTGAGCGTATGAGTCGTGAGGCAGAACGTAGCAGATTGCAAGGCGTAGGCTCTGTAAAACGGGATGCCTCTATATGGGATGATTACCTAAAGGATTTGGGTGTTGAGTATGAAATGGTTGCCCCGAAACGCAATGTAACTAAGCTGACACAAGAGCGGTTTAAGGCTCTGACAGGCTGGCAGAAGCAGACAAATGAACATGGGCGTGACGGTGCTATGCTTGTTTATGGGTTTTAGTATTCTTTTTACGCTTAAATATGTGTTTGTTAAACATATATTTAGTATATTTGCAATATGATTCACCAAGTAAATAAAAGATTATGGGTATGTACGTTCTTATTGGATTAACGCTGTTTTTTGGGGCGCTGTTGATGATGTCCGAGTATATAGGCAAGAAGTTTTGGAAATTCATGCCAAAGGGGTATTTGAAACAGGGCGAAAAGATGCACGTTTATATCAATGGCAAATATGACAGACACGCAACTATTACGAGCGTGTCCGATGATTCTATTAGAATTTATGGTACGGTGGCATTGCCCATTGATTACAGGGCTTCATTTTACGCTGTTGGTACTGATTCCGTAGATGCAAAGTTAGTGTATGTGAAGTATCGCAGACACTACCGATTTGTTCGGCTCTGTGAGATTATTAGAAAGGGATTCTGTGTAGAAGAGGATGAAGAACAATTATTGCCGGATTTCCATTCTTTGGATAATGACGAAACCGAAGAACAAACGGAGGGTGAAGATGAAATGTAGCGAGATTACATACAAGAAAGTATCGGAACTGGTTTTGCTGCCCGAAAATCCCCGTACCATTACGAAGAGTGACTTTGCAAGGCTGGTGGATTCCATAAAGATTAATGGCTTTTGGAAGCACCGACCTTTGGCTGTTACGGAGCGTGACGGTAAAATGGTGGTATTGGCAGGAAACCAACGCTTGAAAGCTGCAAAAAAATTGAAACTTGTTGATGTTCCCGTTATTGTCTATGAGGAACTGACCCAGGAAGAGGAAAAGGATATTATTTTGAGGGATAATATCAACAATGGAGATTGGGATTGCAATGCTTTACAAGTGGATGAGTTTTGGAAAGACGTTGATTTCGGCTTTATTGGGCTTGATTTCCCATCCGATGATGGGAAGTCTGGTAAGAAAAAAACAGCTAAAGAGACAGAGGAAACGGAAGTCGACCAAAACGAAGAGGAAGAAACGGATGAAGAGGGGCAAAGCGAAGAGGAAGCCGAAGAGGAATCTTTCTATCGTTCCATGTTTAAGGACGTTCTTTATGAAAGCGATAACGTCTTTGAAATTCCCAACCTCTTACTGGATATGCAAGCCGGAAAAGTAGAATTGCCTTTGTCTCCGTGGGGGGCTAACAGCCGTTTGCGTAAAGATGTGGCGACCTATCATTTCTATGTGGACGATTACCGATTTGAGGCTCTTTTCAAAGACCCGATAAATTTGCTTACAAGTGGATGCAAGGCGGTGGTAGAACCGAATTGTAGCTGCCATGACCAAACCCCTATTGCGTGGGGCATTCAGCTTATTTATAAGAAACGATGGCTTTCCCGTTACTTCCAAGAATGTGGAATCAAGGTTTATGCCGATTTGAATGTTTCTCACAAGTTTATAGAGTACAACAAAATGGGTATTCCCAAAGGATATAATGCTTTCTTCACCCGTGGGCTGGACGGTTGGATGGAAAGCCTTAAATCTGATTTGCAAGTAGCCCAAGAGATAAGCGGACTTGAAAATCCGAATCTTATTGTTTACGGTGGTGGTAAGGATATTCAGAAGTTCTGCCGTGAACATGGGCTGTTGTACGTCACTGATTTTATTAACGCAAAAAAGAAGTAAAGTATTATGGGACGAAATTCAAGTGGAATACGTGGAGGACTGCAACCAGGCGATGCAACCTATAAAGGTTCTATTGGCAAGCCTGAGCCTTTGGTAAACATGAAAGACCCGGCTCTGTATAAGGCAACCAAAGAAGCTATTTCACGCTATCATGCCGTACTTGGTGTAAGGCAAAAAAATGTAAAGTTGGCAGAATTATCGGCTGGCACTTATGGCGTACACGTTACGGCTAATGGAAAGTCAGAGGGCGTTTACCTTAACAAAAAACATTTCATGCAAACGAAAAAAGCGGTGGAAGCCTCACACAAGAGAGGCTATGCGAGTGGGTGGAGTACGAAAACCAATAAAGCGGTAGCCCATACCGTAACGCATGAGTTGGCGCATGCTACATGGAATGAAGGCATGACAGGGGCAAACCAAAAAGCGGCTGGAAAAGAAGTGAACAAGCTCTACAAGTCTTGGAAGAAAGATAAAAAGAAGTCCGGGTATGGAAAGTATGCTGAAACCAATGTATCGGAGTTTTGGGCTGAAACCGTTACCAAAGCAATACATGGTAAAAGTGATAAATATACCAAGAAAGTAAAGGAAATCTGCAAGAAATACAAACTATAGAGGTATTTTTGCTTATTACATTAAATAATTCAATGCAACATGAAGAAGATAGAATTAACTGCTGACGAGATTAAGGTAATCAAGCAGCAATTAAATGGTGAAATCGAGGTTTGGAATGCTGATGATTATCAGCAAAAGCATCTCACTTCGGTAATTGACAAGGCAAACGCCCTTTTGGAGGAATTGGATGCCTATGATGAAATGATAGACGACTACAAAGCCGATACTATCTTTTGGTTTTGGTGCAAGTACAAAGAACAAGAGGGTATCATAGAGTAATTAACCGAGTAAAGAAAATCGGACGGTATCACGCTATCCGATTTTCTTTGTCTTGTAAATGTGTTTATTGAACACATAAATCAGCGATAAATCAACGGATGGCACTTTTTGAAAAAGGAAATAAAATAGGGAATAGATTCTCATCTGATAACCAACCCAAAAATTCGGGTAGGAAGCCGTCCGTGTATAAGTACATCAAAGATATTACGGGTAAAAAGGTAGCACCGGAAATGAGCAAAGAGGACTACTATAAGGTTATCCGTTTCTTGATGGAAAGCACCCCCGAAGTTTTGGAGGGTCTGGTTAAGAATCCGGATGGAACGCCCAACAAGAAAACGCCCGTGTGGGTGCTAAATGTGGTATCTGCTATTAACGCAGATATTCGCTATGGTAGGACTTATACGGTGGATAGTCTGTTTGATAGGGTTTTCGGGAAGCCCACACAACAGATAGAGAGCGAAGTAAACGCACAAGTAACCAATAACAGCATGGATTTGTCGGCTCTTACTACGGATGAGTTGCTACAATACAATTCCTTGCTGGAAAAAATAAAGGCAGGCAATGGCACGAAGTAAGGTTACAGACGTGCCGATGGCACTTGCAGTGAAGATTGAGCTTTTCAAGCGTGGTTGTTTCGACTTCATTACCGTAAAGGATGGTTTGAAGCATGAGAAGCAAGAACACGCTTTGAAGATACTTACCGACAATGAACACGTTGAATTTTTGTACGGAGGTGCTGCCGGGGGTGCAAAATCATGGACGGGGGCGGTGTGGCTTCTGTTTATGTGCCTCTGTTATCCCGGTTCAAAGTGGTTTATCGGACGTGCCGAGTTAAAGCGTATCACACAATCTACACTTATCACATTTTACAAGGTTTGCAATCAGTATGGGGTTGATGACACCTTGTATAAGTATAACGGGCAATACAATTATATCGAATTTTTCAATGGTTCACGTATTGACTTGCTGGACTTGCAATATAAGCCGGGCGACCCTCTGTATGAGCGTTACGGCTCAATCGAATATACTGGTGGATGGATTGAAGAGGGTGGCGAAGTGAACTTCGGTGCATACGACGCCCTTAAAACCCGTATCGGGCGACACCTTAACAATGAATTGGGGCTGAGGCGAAAACTATTCATTACTTGCAATCCTAAAAAGAACTGGATGTACGATACATTCTACAAGCCGGATAAGAAAGGGGAATTACCCGAATATATGTACTACCTTGCTTGCCTTGTACAAGAAAACCCATTCATAGACCCCGATTATATAGAGGGTTTGAAAACTACAAAGGATAAGGTAAAGCGTGAACGTCTTTTGAAAGGTAATTGGGAGTATGACGATAATCCCAACGCCCTTTGCTCACATGATGCAATCTGTGAGATATTCGGGAATAAGATTTCAATCAAGACAGGTATAAACTATATCACGGGGGACGTTGCACGTTTTGGAGCTGACTATGCCCGTCTTGCCGTTTGGGATGGTTGGCATATCATAGAGCTACAATGTTTCCCCGTGTCTAAGACTACCGACATTCAGACGTGGATAATCAACAAGCAAAAGAAGTACAGAATACCCAACCATAAATGTATCGTTGATGAGGATGGTGTAGGCGGTGGTGTGGTGGATAATTGCGACATTCAGGGCTTCGTGAACAACTCTACTCCTTTCAATGGTGAGAACTACCAAAACCTACAGACCCAATGCGGCTACAAGTTGGCAGACCGCATAAACGCTACGGAAGTGGGGATAGATGAGGATTTGATAAGCACTGCCGATAAGGAAGAAATCATAAGGCAGCTGGAACAACTGCAAACATGGAAAGCTGATTCGGACGGTAAACTAAAGTTGAAGCCCAAAGAAGAAATCAAGATGGATATTGGTTGTTCCCCGGACTGGAGGGATATGTTTCTGATGCGAGCATGGTTTGACTATAACGAGTATGACATACCCGATGATATAGAACGTAGATTAGGTATAACCGCTTAAAAGCACAATAAAGCAATGGGATTATTAAACATTATTTCTAACGAGGTAAAGGCGGCTATTGGCTATCAACAAGGCTTTGCCGACCTTTTAGCGGCTAAGGATGTTACACGTGCGCTTTCTATGATGAAAAGCCATGCGGAAGAAGCCGCTAACAATTTACGTGAGTATGAGGTTAGCACTCACAAAGTGATGGAGCGTAAAGATAGGGCTGTTTACGACAAGAAAGGGAACTTTCTTCGTTGGAGTAAGCGGTGGAAAATTCCTATTCCCTACCCTCAGTTTATTAATGAAATTTCGTTGGTTTTCCTCTATGGCAGACCTGTAAAATGGCAACAACTTTCGGAGAATACAGATGATGCGTTTAAGAACTACAAAGATTGGTTGGATAAGATACACTTCAACGCTAAGGTAAGGGAAGCTAAACGTGTGGCTGGCTCTGAGGGTGTATCTGCAATTCTGTATCACGTGTATAGGGATGCAGAGGGCAAACCGTCCCTTTTACTGAATGTGTTGAGCCGGAAGAACAATGATGATATTTATACGGTGCGTGACCAATACAGACGAATTACCGCCTTTGCTTGGGGGTACTATCTCACAGAGGTGGGGAACAATACCGTTTACCATGTGGATATATACACCGATACTATCGTATATCGTGCAAAGCGTGGTAAAATGGGGTGGGAAGTTCTGATTAAGGATAATCCTATAGGCAAAATACCTATGTTACTTTTTGAGCAAACACCCGAACACAAGGACGTGCAACCGATGATTGAACGCTCTGAAATGATGGAAAGCACTGATGCAGACACTAACGACCGCTTTGCAAATCCGGCTATGGTGGCAACCTCTGAAATCCTCAATAGCCTACCCAAGTCAGAAGAAGAAGCAAAGCTGTTTATCCTCAAAAATGGCGGCAATGTCAGCTATCTTACTTGGAATGAGGCGAGCGAAAGTAAGAAGAATGAGTTTGAACGACTGGATAAGCACATTCTTTCAAAGTCCTTTACCCCAAATATTGATTTTGACAACATGAAATCATTGGGCAATCTTTCGGCTAAGGCAATCCGTAAAGTTATGCTGCTTGCTGTTATCAAGGCAGAGCGACACAAGGAAAAGCACGATGATTACATGAAGCGACACGCTAACCTTATGAAGGCTATTTTGGGCAATGTGCTTGACTATCGTAACAAGTCACAATATGAGGCTTTGATGATGGAGCATAAATTTCAAGAGCCATTCGGGGAAGATGTTAGCGAAACTCTTGCTGATGTATCAAAACAATATAATGATGGTGCTATGAGCCGAGAAACCTATATTGAATTGTCTTACCTCATTAAGGATGGAAAGCTGGAGTTGGAACGCTTGAAGCAAGAAGAAGCGGAGCGTATCGAGCAACAAAAGGAGTTGAACAAATTAGACGTTTTCGGAGGGGCTGAATGATGGAATTTACAACTAAGTTTAATCCGGGCGATTTGGTATGGACGATATGCGACAATAAGGTTCATTCGTTTGTGATTGCGAGAATAGAAATGAGCATAAGGGCGGCATATAGGAACGACGGGACTTTGCACCCATCCCCTAACATCCGTGAGGTGTATGTTGAGGAAATCCACACGCATACCCGAAACAACACGAAAACGGCATTCCACAACTGGTATGATTGTTTCGCCACAAAGGAAGAACTGATTAAAAATCTATGAGCATGGCAAAGAAGATAAAGCAAGAATCGAAATATCATTGTGTGGACTGCAAGCACGCTTTTGATTTTCACGAACTGGACTACAAAGGCGAACCGTTTTTGTGTAAATGCCCATTCCATAAATTCAGCAAGTTTTTGAATAAGGACTATTGCACGAACTTCAAACTAAAGTAGTGGCATGGCAAAGAAAAAGTACATAGACTACAAAAAGATGCAAGCGGAGCTTTTCAATAGAACGGAGGGTTACGCTGCCAATGTCCGTATCATTTACCAACAAGCATTTGAGCAAATAATTAACTTGGTAAAGGGTACGGAGTTGGAGGATGGGAAACCTTTCTCCTTTGCCGACTATGGGTATAGCGAGGAAGTAACCCCTATTCTTAGGGATATGTACAGCCGTGTTTACCAAGTTATCCGGGGCGGTGTAGAAAAGGAATGGATTGCATCCAACGAGAATAACGATGCTTTGGTTAAAAGTGTGTTTGGTGAACAATCTATCGAAGATAATCACTTTGCCCGTTTCTTCAAACGCAACAAAGAGGCTATGGATGCTTTCTTTGCCCGTAAGAGTTCGGACGGTGGTTTGAATCTGTCTCAAAAGGTTTGGCGATATACAGGGATGTTTCGGGATGAGCTGGAAAATACTTTGGATTTGGCGATTGGTGAGGGTGTTCCGGCTAACCGTTTGGCAGCTCAGATAAAGAAGTACCTACAAGACCCCGATAAGTTCTACAGGCGTTTCCGTATCAAGGTGGGGGAAGATGAGAACGGGCAACCTATCTATGGCAGAAAGTGGAAACGCAAGGTTTGGGACAAAGAAGCCAATTCTTACAAATGGGTGGATGATAACCCGAAACATTACCATCCGGGGCGTGGTGTGTACCGTTCATCTGCACGAAACGCCCAGAGGCTTGCAAGAACTGAAACAAACATGGCTTACAGAACCGCTGACTTTGAACGGTGGCAGGAACTTGACTTTGTGGTAGGCATTGAAATCAAGCTATCCAACAATCATCCCGTATCTGATATTTGCGATGATTTGAAAGGTGTGTACCCTAAAACATTCCGTTGGAAAGGGTGGCACCCGAATTGCCGTTGTTATCAAGTCCCAGTACTGGCAAAGCAAGAAGAATTGGACGAAATGCTGGATAAGATTTTGGACGGGGATAATCCGGCAACGGTGGAATGTGAGGAAAAGGTAAAAGAGCTGCCATTCCAATTTACCGAGTGGATGCAAGGCAATGAGCAGCGTATCAAGGATGCAACGGAGAAAGGCACTTTGCCATACTTCCTACGGGACAATGAAAAGGTTATCTATCCACCGACTGCAAAAGAGATAGCCAAAGCCCGGCACGAAGCCCGGACGGAAGAGGAAGCAAACGCAATCCGGCAACGGTGGTATGATAGGAAAGCGACCTATCACTATGGTAATAATATACTCCGAGTTATGGGCGGTATTTCTGACGTTGATACTACGGCTTTGTCTGAAACTCTGAAACGACCGGATTTGTCCGCTATTATGGCAGAAGCCAGGAAGTTGAAAGCTATTGGAAAAGAGATTTATTCACTTGGGTATATAGATAACCCTATGGATGTAGCTAAGAAGTTCTCTTTTGCCGATGCTAAAGCCGTGAATAAGGCTGTTTCTGATAAGCTGGCGCAATGGGATAACCTACCTTTAGAGCAACAATTAAAGAAACTGAATTTTGAAGCATACGACTTCTTAGGAGGCAATTACAACAACGTACAGCAGAAGTATTCAACATGGCAGGTATCACAGCAAGCCTACGTTAAGCAGATTGGCATTGTTCAAGATAAGATAGATTGGAAATCAATCAAAGATAGCTATGCCGGCTTATCCAAATTCTCCACCAAGTCCAAGCCTTATAAGTCGCTTATTACGCAGCTTGAAAACGCAATCAGTGCAAACGATAAGGCTGTAGCACAACAGACCATTGCGGAGCTGAAAGCAAGGAAAGAAAGTATTGAAAAAGCCGCTGCCAAACGTAAATCAAAAGTCAAGGAAGTTAAGTTTGATGATTCTGATTTTACTCAGGAAAGAAAGGATGCAGCGAAATGGTTTATTCACAGTTCGGATGCAAACGATTATTTCTTTGATAATGCCGTGGATATGTGGAAACTTGCAAGCTCCGATGAAAAGGCGGCTATGTATCAATACACGGCTGGAAGCAGTTACATAACAGAACCTTTGCGTGGGATAAAGGGATATTACCATTACTACACTTCAAGGCTGGAAGAATCAAAGAAGCACATTGTTGATATGACTTCCTACATTACACGTAGTACGTTGAAAGATGATGTTTGGGTAAAGCGTGATGAAATCAGTGCCTTTGTAAACTACAGGTTCGGTTTGGCTGATTTGGATGCTTATAAATCCGACCCGTCTAAACTGGTTGGCAAGATTGGAACGGATGATTCTTTCATGTCGTGCGGTAATTGCCGTAACACTAACTTTGGAAGTAAGCCTGTATGTCTGAATATCTATTGCCCGAAAGGTACGCAAATGACCTACGCAGAGCCTTTTTCCGCATTTGGCTCAAGCCACAATAACGGTGATTATTGCCCCGGTAAGAAGTGGAACGGAGTTTCTAAGCCTACGACAACAGGGGAAAATGAAATTATCCTACAGCGTGGCACTAAATTCAGAATAACTAAAGCCGAATACACAAATGGCAAATGGTATATTGATATGGAAGTTTTGGAACAAAGCCCGAAAGAAATAAAGGAAATGGTATCTACTTCAATGGGGTTCTATTGCAAGTATTGACAACAAAGAAAGGCGCACCGTAATTGATGCGCCTTCTTTAACCTTTCATGTATATAGTCTTATAAAACTTCTTAAATCCCTCTATATCCACATTTTCAGCATATTTGCAGTACCGATTGAAAAGTATCGCTTTTAATGTGATTGGCACGCTATCGTACATTTCAAATCTGGATAGCCCGGCATCGGCATACTCCTTTAGTAATGGTATAATGACTTCGCATCCGGCATAGTCGACTGTTATAGTTTGCTCAAACCACCATTTTTCACTAAGCCAAAACATTTGCTTATCCCCATCTTTGAACGGGCATTTATCTTCGCCTTTGTAGTATCGGCAAAATGATTGTATTACATCTTTATTCATGTCGTTTTTTATTTAAGTCCCCGAAAAAGTCCCTAATAACATTGAGCATATCAACAGGTAGCAAGTCAAATGCTTTGTCTGAAATTTCTTTTGGAATACCCCAAAGAGCTTCTGCCATTGAACCTACTATAGCCCCTATCGTATCACTGTCACCACCCCACGAAATAGCCCGTCTTATGGCATCTTCAAAGGAAGTGCTTACACGGATAATCTTCAAGCAAAGCGGCACTGTACCTTGGCACGTCTCATCAAACACCCCGGTATAATAATCTTTCACCATGAATTGCGGATAATATGATTGCATTATATTTTCAAACGATTTCTGATTATGGGTTGTCCTCAGATGATAAATAGCGTGTGCTATCGCTACAGCACCCTTAACTCCCTCCGGGTGGTTATGGGTTACGATAGCCGTTTTCTCAGCTTCAATCAAAACTTTATCCAAATTATCATAAGCCCAAGCAACAGGGGAAACACGCATTGCCGAACCATTGCCAAAGCTGTTGTATGGTTGCGGATTGTCAGAGGCTATCCAACGTGCAAAACTGCCTCCGTATGCCCCTTTCGGATTAGGGTATGCTCTACACCATTGGAGAAACTTATCTTTGTAATTTGCATCCATATTGATTGCGTCCGCCACGGCTATAGTACAAATCGTATCATCTGTAAAAGTGCTTTCTTCCGTAAACAACTCAAAGTTATAATTATCCGTATTGTTAAACTCAAATCGTGAGCCTACAATGTCGCCTATAATTGCGCCTAACATATTATGCCTCCTTTTCTTTTTTGATACCTCTATTTGATTGCTTTGTATGAAGTGTCCCATACCTCACAATGGCTTTTCTTCCTACGTGTTCGCCATTGTTTAGTACGTTCCAAAGGGATTCTTTCGACATTCCGACTATTTCAGTAGGCAACAGCTCATATATAGCGGTTATACTGCCAAAGTAGTAGTGGCGTTTACCTCTATATGGCTCTTTTAATTCTACATGAATGACCTTTCTTTTCTGCTTCATTATTAAATGTGTTCTATAAACGCAAAATTATTACATTATATTTAATATAACAAATATTTACCAAGTTTATTGCATTAAACTTGCGGTATTCCTCTTTTATCTACTAACCCATCTACTTTAGTTTCCTAATGTCTTCAATATTTAATATAGGTTTCATGATTTAATCCTCCATATTAGGTAGTAAATCTTCGATGTATGCCCAGCGCATATAATGATTCTTTTCCGAAAGTTCTTCCCATGGCTTGCTTTTGGTTAAATAGACCAAATCATAAGCACTGTCAATATCCTCCACAATGAGCATCTTCCCTTTGTCTGGCACCTCGCTTGCATCATGCCACACGCTATTAATGCGCCATTCTGCACCGTGATAAAATCCTTTATACAGAGGAATTCTGTCAATTTCGCTTATCTCGTACTCTTTATTGGCAAATTCATCTGCCACTTTTTCAATATCTTCTCGTTTCATAATACATATTTTAATAATCAATCAAATGCAGTTGCTTATATATAGCGTTTCGCTAATCATTCCATCTTTGGCTTCTTCTACAAGTTCAAAGAATGTGAAAGCATGACAAACGTGTTCTTCAATTTCTACACATATACCATCAGCTGGATAGTATTCACACGAAACTCTATCACTCCAATCAATGTGTTTTTGAGCTTCTCTCGCTATCTTATCACAAGCTGCCATATAGTCTGAATACTTGAATAATGCTCGATTAATTTTCTTTAGAATAATATCTTTCATACCTCAGCTCCTTTCGGTCTGTTTATGTACTTCCAATGGGTTATGTTTAATCTCCGTTTATATTAGTTCCACTGGTTCATCTTCCCAACTCAAATCCCTGCCTATAAGTTTTCTTATACTACCTTTTGGAAGTTTTATTGAAACGTCTTGTAACCCCTCATCGGGATTGTTGTATATTTCACCCCAAAAGCTCGTATCATTTTTGCGTAGATTGTATAATGAAGCTGGTCTTAACCAAAAATTCTTATCATACATACATCTTACAAGGTCGTTACCTATAACTTCCGTTCCATCCTTGTTGACTGCCACCTGTGCCATTACTTTTTCCCTTTACTGTTTAACTTTAGACCGTTTGCGTTTCTGTTTACAGGGCTTGAAATTATTATTTTGTAGAATAGAAGTCCATCACTATTTATGGGTTCTTTAGCCACCAAGAAAGTTGAATTGGCTTCCACCTTTGCGCTATCAAGTATCTTTAAAGCTAAATACTTGTTGATGAATCTAACACCACCCTTATCATTTTTTAAATTGAATCCGTTTCCATCATTCGTTTTACCCAAGTACCAATCTTTCGGGTTATCTTCATCGTTTGCAATAATCAGCTTTTCTCCACTTCTAAATGACAAAGAATTAGCCAACATCCTTGATAAATAGATTACTCCGTTACTTCTGTTTATTCTGACTGTTCGGTTCCCGCATTTTGCGGTTGTGGTAATAGAATTTTCCTTGTTGTATATAAATAGTTTCATTGTAGATTATAGTATGATTTAAATAGCCGTTGATAACAATTGGGTATTTCTGTATGCGAAATCCTGGTTATTGCGTATTTCGTTTGATATGTTATTTACTTTCTTCCATATTTGGCTTTGTGAAATGCCTGTATATTCCGATAAATCTTTGTAAGAGCATTTGGATTCAAAGTGCTTCAACTTGAATATATTATATTCGTTTCTTGAAAACTTCTTTTTGATGAAGTCCAAAATATCGTGAGCCAGTCTATCCAAAGCAAGCAAATCTTCTATATTGACGTGTTCAGAATCGCTTAAAAACTCAAAGAATATATCTTCTGGGTGATAGTATCTACTTTCACGCCTTATGTTTTTCAGTATTACTTTTCTATAGTGTCCTATGAAATAAGGTTCAAAATCCGGTACCTCTTCTCTTTCAAACAAAAGGTTTATCCGTAAGAGTAGATACGTGTCGTGAAAGGCATCTTCATCGAGGTTTACGTAGCGTCTCAATCCTTTCCTTACATTATAGTAATGTGAAGAAAACCAATTATCGAATCTCCTAACGTCTTGTATCATTTTACCTCATCATCTTTACACAGAACAACATCACCACAAATATAATCCCACCAAAAGATAGCATTGTGTTTATGAGCTGTTTCCGTGGCTTCTTCGTTGGAATCCAAAACGTCTTTGGCATTATCATTGATAACGAGTATTTGCCCATTGTGTAGGTTTATAATATCAATGTAGCCATCAACGAACTTTTGCAGTTCTTCCAGTTGGAAGTCCGACCCGTTTTTAGGTTGGATTTCCGTTTTACTACCGTTTGTCTTTATCAGTGTTGCCATATCCTTATTTTTTGATTTTGTAAGCTGGGTGTGTCTTGGGTTTATTTTGTGTACCTATGAATGTTTCCGTTTTTTCCTTTGCCCTATTGATTGAGAATTGAATTTCATCAACCAAATGCGGATAGCTTTCTTTTGCCATTTCCAACCCCAATCTAAGAGCGGACATCATTTTTTCATGCGTGATTGCATCTACTACATGGTAAATGTTACTATCTGCTACCATCTTATTTAGCCTCCTTTCTTGCTTTGTGAACTCCCTTAGTGTAGTTGCGTTTGATACGTCTAACATCATTATACGTTGCCTGTGCTGTAGATTCTATAACATAAGGTTTTTCGTTTCCGACCCAATGAGCATCCGGGTGTACCTTTTGAATCTCAGATAAAATAATATCTTTCAATAGTCCCATAATTCCGAAATTTATTTGGTTATTACTACTATAAATTGGCACTTTGCCCAAAGCGTTAAATCGTTGCTATTCATGTACTCCTTGTTTTGGTCTTCAATGGCTTTTGCTTTTTGTTCGCTGATTTCTTTACCCTGTAAATAATACTTTTTCATACGGTGTTGCATTTACTGTTTATTACTTCAAATCCTCTAATTTCTCAGTTGTAAGATACCATTCATATTGACATTCTTTTTCTTGTTCCTTTGGCAATGCTGGGGCATAAAAATATAATGCTGGTGTGCCATCGTTTAAGCTCCCGAAAGCCCTATTGCGTACTTTGAAACCGAGTTTCTTTATTTCCTCCCAAGTGCTCAGAAACACTTTCTTCTGAGTCCCCCAAACATTCGCATAGATTTCTTCGCCTTTGATTTTCATAGCTTACTTTCTTAAAATTTCGTCCAACAATTTTTTATCCGCATCCCAAAGGTTGAATCCTTTGGCTAATTTTCTTCTGAGGTATTCACGCTCACCAATCATGGATATTGCCTTTTCTCTAAGGTCAGATGCTGACCATTTTTCGGCTTGTTCTATGAGGAAATTAGAAAGGCGTTTGCGTTCTTCGCAAAGTTCACGCACGAAAACAGTCTTTCGTTCAATCTCTTTAAGGGCGGTTGGATTCTTAACCCACAATTCGCAAAAAGCGTCTTTGTCAAGGTCTGTGTTCATGTAGCATTGTTCTACTTCCTTGTACCCATCTTCCGTGAGTTTAAGCCCTGTTCTTTCTTCAAATTCTATTTTTTGCATGATTCTGAAATTTTAATGTTGCACATTCTTTGTTCGTAATCAATTCAATCACGGTGCAAATATAGGCTATATATTTAATATAACAAATTATTGGGATATATTTTGGATATATTTTTATAATCCCTATATATCAGCTCATCTTTTTGTATACTTAGCAGTGTTTTTTTTTGTTTCTAATGAATAGAAAAAATGTTTAATGGATATATTTACTGCAAAATAGGATATATTTGGTATGTTTGTTAGGATATATTTTGTGTTGATGAAAATATTATTTTTTGATTGTGTTATTCAAACACATATTAATTATATTAAATATAGCAAATCAAAAACCGCTTAAACGTCTTGTTTCTTGTATGTAAGCTGCTAATAAACAAGCAATTTACTGAGTAAAAATATGTGTTTGTTGGACACATATATAATTTTATTTCATATCTTTGCTCAGTAGAAGTTCAACTTATTAAATAACAAAAGTAACAATGAATAAGAAACTCTTTGAGAAAGTCAAAGGCTTGTGTAAGGACACTGGTCTTTCGGAGAAGTACCTTAAAGCGATAACCGAAAAAATGGGTGGCAGCATTGGGGATGATTCTACCGATGACGGGGAAATAGAAAAAATTGCAAATCTGATTGCGGATGTGGCTAAGGAAAGTCAAGGTGAAGCAACCCGATGGGCAAACAAAGGCAAAGAAACCAAGACCGAGGAAGAAAAGAAAGCTGAGGAAGAGAGGAAAAAGAAAGAAGAGGAAGAACGGCAGAAAGGTAAGGTGGCTTTGGATGAAGCGACTGAAAAGAGGTTAAAGGAAATGGAAGAAAAGATTGCTGGCTATGAAGCCAAAGAAAGCAAGGAAGCACGTGCTAAGGAAGTGGCTAAGGCTATGGAAAAACACAACATCCCTGCCTATCTCCGTGACCGTTTGGCAAAATCAATTTCCGATGATGAAGATATTGAGGATGCCGTTTCAACCTACAAACAGGAGCTTATCACAAACGGGCTTGATGATGAACACTCTGGAGGTTCTAAGGCAGCAAGTGAAAAGCAAATTGATGAAGCTGCTGATAGCTTGCTGGAATCAATAACCGTAAAATAAAAGAAGAAAATGAAAAGAGAAACAGCTTCATTTACTGGGATGCGACCCATTTTCACGGGTTCGCCCTCTATCGTGCAAGGCGGCTTCAACTTGGATGTGGAAAACCAACATTTCGCTGTTGGCGATACCATACCTGCCGGAACGCTTGCTATCAAGGATGAGGAAAAAAGGACGGTGCAAGTCATTAAGACTGCAAAAGTGGTGGAAGTGGATGCGGAAGATACCAAGAAAGTAAGCCTTTATGTGGATGAGTTTTACGCACCTTGCTTTGCCGTTGGCGATTTGGTACTGAAAGACGGTACAGCCGCTACAGCCATTGCCGATGTCCCCAAAATCGAAAAGATTGAGCGAAACGGAAACAATTACGTTGTTGTCCTTTCCAAAGCCATTAACGGGCTTGCAAAGGATAATGTTATTGTGGAAGTCGTTTCTGACGGTGTATCCTCTGCGAAATCAAAAGAGCGTGGCATTGCCAACTCCGTACTGTTTGCCGATGTGGAAGTAGGCAAGTTTGAAACCTCTGTAGATGTTTCTGCTGACACCATGCAATACGCAATGTACGAAAAGCGTGTGCCGCCTATCCCTGCCGGGCAAAAGGACACTACGGGCGATTACTTGAAAGGAAATCCTCACGTGAAATTAACGAAATCACACTAACTAAAAGTAGAGTAAGAAAATGAAATCTATTTATTCAACTTTCAAAGGGCTTCACAAAGACGGAAAACCACTTGACTTTTTGGCAACGTGGAAAAAGACTTTTGATAAGGCTTCCGAGCGTGAAACTACCCTTTTTCAGAAGATGTACTGTGATAGTTGGTTTACTACCAATACGCCCCAAATGTCATTGACTGCTGAGGCTCTTGTCGGCAAGTACAATCTGCGTTTCATGGCAACATTGATTGGTGATGAATCTCCTACACCTATGAGGCGTTCCGATGGCTTCGATGTGTGGACTAAGGAAATCCCCCGTGTGGGGCATAAGTTCCCCATGTACGCACGTGATTACCGTAAGCTGATGGAAGTTTACGAGAATCCACGTCTGAGTGAATCCGCAAAGGTGAAACAGATTGAAAAGATGCTTACCCATGATATGAAAGATGCTTATTTGGGATGTAAGGACGTTATGGACTTTATTGCTCTTATGGCATTCTCTAACTGGGGTGTCGCTCAGTTCGAGCCGGAAATCAACAATCCGGGTGGACGTAAGTACGAGGTGGATTATAATATGCCGGAAGCAAACAAATTGGTGTCCGCTTTCTTGTGGAACTCTGCCAATACCAAAGCTGGCAAGTTGTCCCCTGTATTGATGTTGTCCGCTATCTGTAGCGACCTGCGTAACCGTGGCATTGAACCGGGCGAAATCCTTATGAGCCAAGACCTGTATTTTTGGCTGCGTATGGATGAAACGACCCGTTTGTTAGTACACGGCAACGACAAAAAGGCTCAAACCGTTACAACGGCTCAGATGGCAGATTTGCTTGCTGGTAATGAAATACCGCCTATAACAGTGATTACCCGTAAAATGGGCATGGATATGGACGGAAAGCGTAAATCGCTTGAACCGTGGAATCACAACTTTATCTGTATCAAGCCTGCCGGGGTTATCGGTGAAATTCAGCCTGCTATTGAAGATAGCGAGCTGATAGAGGAAGAAAATGTGGACTACATGAACGCTGGCGGTGGTATTCGTATCGCAAAATGGCGTACTGGTGAATCAACCGGACAGGTTGCAGCCGAATACACACAAGGCTCTGGACGCTTGCTTCCTCTTATCACTGAAATTGGTGCTATCATCTGTTTACAGGTGCGTGGGTTTAAGGAAAAGGAAGTACCTGCCGATGCAAACGGTGCGGCTCGTTCCTACTGGACTAAATCAGAGTTTGAGAGCGCAACAGCTCCCGAAATCGGTTAAACATTGTGACTATGGAACTGAGAGTAAAGAAAGCGTTTAAGGACAAATACGACACAAGCAAAGCCTATAAAGAGGGCGACACCTTGCATACTGATGAACTTGATAGAGTTAATGATTTGGTTGCAAGGGGGCTTTGTGTGATTAAGTCTGTAGGTGCAGAAAAGAACCTTTCAGAAAAGGTATCTTTCCAAGAGAAAGAATATGATTTGAATGTGGTTAAAGATGCTTTGGAAACTATCGGAAACCCTGTAGCGAAAAATGCCGGGATTAAGGGAGTTACCAAAGCTATTGAAGCCCTTTCAGATGAGAGTGTAACAGCTTTGAAAGAAGTCCTTGAAAAATAGTGGTATGGAAACTTTGACAAAATACAATGCGTTGATGGGCGAACTTGAACCATATACCCCAAGCCGCCTTGCTTTGCAAAAGGCACTTGCTGATGCGAAGATTAGCGACTGGGATAGTGAGTACAATTCCGACACAGACCAACGTATGATAGCTATAGCCGCCATTAAGGTGCTAAAACGTATGATTGTGCTTACCAACGACACGTTAAGCAAATCCTCACAGGGCTACAGCGTGGATAAGTTGGAAAAGCGCATTAAAGACCTTTGCAAAGAGAACGGCTTAGATGTTTCGGATTTTGTCGAAGTTTCTTCCATTACGGACGGCTCTAATTTGTGGTGATATGGCACGTAACAACGGAACATTCAGATACACCGTTTTGCCCCTTGAACCAAAGAGGGATGAAGCGACGGGATTCTTTACGGACGATGATACGCCCGTATGGATGAAAGGTTGTGAGTGCCAAGTGGAGAAATTCATACCTGCCAAGCAACGGTTTGGAACTGACGGGCAAATGTACTCATACACCTTTGATGTGTTCGTACCGCCATATTTTGAGGGTGATTTGAGTATAGGTGCACGTGTGGAAGTGACTTTGGAGCGTGGCGGTATGGATGAGTTCACCATTTCGGGAATAGATGATACAAACCCTAAATACATAGAGATATGGGGATAATGCCGATGTTTGATAAAGGGGCTATCTTAAACCCTGTAGCTGCTTTCCAAAAGCGACTTGAATCAGCTTTTGTAACCTTGTTAAAATACATGGGTGAGAAGCTGGCTAAGTATGCTAAGGATAATCACAACTACCAAGACCAAACGGGCAATTTGACCAACTCTATAGGCTATGCCGTAGTACAGAATAAGGAAATCGTTTACTATGGTGGGTCAGACCAGCCCGGAGAGGGTGCGGAAGCCATGTTGGAGGCTGCAATGAAGTATGCTGCCACGTTGCCAAACACTTTTTCCCTCATTATAGTAGCTGGAATGAATTATGCTGCCTACGTGGAAGCCAAAGGGTATAACGTGATTCTACCTGCCGAACTGAAAGCCAAAAGCGAACTACCTGCTGAGATTAACAAGTTGGTGATGAAAGCCAACAAGAAAGCATTTGAATTATTCGGGAACATAGCATGATAACGACTGAGGAAATAGCAACAAGGGTTTACGCCATACTTCAAGCAAGCGAGGTGAAAAACTTCATTTCGGGTGTGATTGATTACGAGCGTAACGATTACGACAAAGAGGATGTGATAATTGTCCCTCATACGATAGACGGTGAAGCATCCGTGCGTTTTGGTCAGATAAACGTGAATATCCATGTGCCGGATAAGGTGGTAAGGAAAGACAAAGGAAAAGCCGTTTACAGGACACATTTTAAGAGGCTCATAGAGATAAGGGCAAAAGTTGTTGAGGTGTTGAAAAACCATTATGAGAGTGGGAAAGGCTATAACTGGAGTATAGGGCGGTTTAACCCACCGATTAAGGAAAAAGACCAAAACGAGCATTTTGTTTCCATTGCTTTAGAGCTTACTGTGAGAGAAAAAGTATAAACCAATAAAATTTAAAATTATGCCGATTTTAGCAACAATGGGGTTGAGAAAAATATTTATCTCCCCTGCATCAGAAGATGGTCAGATGCCTAAAAATGGTAATTCTTGGCTTGATTTGGGTGATGTGTATCAAGACACTTGTTCACTGAAAGATGATGAGCCGGAAGTGACCGAACACAAGTCGGAAACATCAAACAAGCGCATTACACTTACGGGTGAAACGCCTACTGCCGTTGAGCTTTCTTTGATGGACCCGGATATGGAGCTTCTTGCACGATACTTTGGTGGTACTGTCTCTGGCGAAAAGGGACAAAGGGTTTGGATTCGTCCGAAAAAGCTACCTTACAAGGAATGGGCTATATGGATTCAACCGGAAGAGGGTTTCTTCTTGGGATGTCCCACCGTGCGTATAATCCCGAAGTTCGAGATTACCTATTCGGCAAAAGGCATTTGTTTAGTCCCTATGACTATCAAATTCCAGTCCGAATTAACCACAAGTGAAGCGATGAAAGACCCAACAAAGGAATGACTTCTGTATAACTAACGAATAGCCTCCTATCCCCGGATGGGGGGCTTTCTTATTTTAATACAATATGGAACAACAGGAACAGGAACTAACAAGGGAAGAACGCTTGGAGATAGAGGAAAAGGCTATTGAAGCCCTTGTGAATATGGGTGCGATGTTTAGCGTTCCCTTAAAGATTAACCCGGTGAAGCAGCCGAAATTCATACAATGGTGGAACAAGCATTTTCCTAACCATATAAAGGTATGGCGAGATAGGCGCATTCCGAAAGGTTGGGATGTAGTAGAAAAGGAGATGCCGAACGCTGCCTTACAGACGATGGAACGGAAGTATATACGTAACTTCCATATCAAACCTCTTTATTTGGGTACGATAGACTGTCTCAGGCGACTTTACATTAACATTGAATATGACGAAGAAAAGATACAGAACGAGCCGATACAAGAAAGTAAGCGGTTGTTCAAGTACATACCTCTGATGTCAGAAATTGCAGCCGTGGCAGTGATAAACAATCCATCTGTTGCTAACCCCGCAGGAAGCAAGGAAGTGAAAGAGTTGAAGAAGTTCTTTATGGAACATCTTACCGTATCACGTTTGAAAAAATTGTCCGATGTGATAAGCCAGATGATGAACCCTGGGGGTTTTACTTCCTCTATTCGGTCGATACGGGAAATCGGACAGACACAACCCAAATAGACCAAAGCAAGCCGGATAGAGTAAAGGGACTAAGCAGTCCGTGGGGCAAACGCATAGAGATAGCAAAGGCTTTCGGATGGACTTATGATTATCTGCTTTGGGGTATAACATGGCTTAATGTACAAGTGATGATTGCTGATTCGGCACGTGTGGATGAGTCCTCAAGTGATGGGCAAACAAGTGAAGATACACCACCGCCAGTAGAATTAAAATCGAAAGATGATATTAAGAACTTTCTAAAAGGAATTATGTAATGGATAACATCAATGGTGCTTTGGCTTTCAAAGCCACGCTTGACATAGACAACTTCAATGTTTCCGCACAGGCGATGGAGCGGAGCATAAGAAACGTATCATCAACGGCTGTTTCAGAATCGGCTAATATGGATGATTCCATTCTAAGTTTTGCGCAGAACGGGGCAAGGTACATCGTTTCCTACCTTGTGGGGCAAGGAATGGGAACTTTACTTCAAAGCATTGTGCAGACACGCGGGCAGTTCCAGCAGCTTGAAATCGCCTTTTCTACCATGCTGAAAAGTAGTTCACAGGCGAAAAAGCTGATGGACAGCCTTATTGACACGGCAGCAAGGACACCTTTTGACTTGCAAGGCATAGCACAGACCACCAAACAAATGCTTGCTTATGGCTCAACCGTGGATAACGTGGTTGATGAAATTGTAATGCTTGGAAATGTCGCTTCGGGTGTAGGTGCGCCACTTCAAGATATTGCGTACCTCTATGGAACGCTACGGACACAAGGCAGGGCATTTACGGTTGATATTAGGCAGTTCGCAGGTCGTGGTATTCCTATCTATGAAGAGCTTGCGAAAGTGCTTGGAGTGACAAAAGATGAGGTTACAGGACTTGTTTCAGAGGGTAAGGTAGGATTCGGTGAAGTAGAAAAGGCTTTCCAAAACATGACAGGTAAAGCCGGGGTTTACTATAACCTCATGCAAGAGCAAAGCAAGTCATTAACTGGTATGATTTCCAACATGGGCGATGCGTGGGAGCAATCACTTAACAAGCTGGGAGCTGACAATCAAGATGTATTTGCCGGAGCTATCCAAAGTGCTACCTACATGGCAGAGCATTTGGATGATGTTTTGCGTATTCTGAAAGCCGTTGCAATCGGCTACGGAAGTGTGAAAGCCGCTATAGTTCTGAACACGTTAGCCACAAAGGGATATACTGGTGTTGCATTACTTGACAACACGGCAAGACAGGCGAAAATTTCATTGATGAGATTGGAAGCCGTTGCAACTGGGCAGATGGCGGCTCAGACAAAGGCTATGATTGCAGCCGAAAACAACCACGTGGCAGCATTGAAAGCCCAACTGACCGCTGAGGAACACGCCAACATGGTAAAGCAGCTACGCATTGCCACCATCCAACAGATGCTTACCGCACAACAGGCTGAATATCTTTCCAATCTAAACATTACCACATCTTCCGCAAATTATGAGGCGGTAGCTATGGGAGTGCTTACCGTTGAACAAAAGCAAGCCCTTAGCAAGCTGGATTTATCAGCTAAGAGTGCCGTGTATCGTGCCGCATTAGAGAATGAGGTTTCAGCCAAAACCCGGAATAATGCGGCTACCCTAAACGCCATGCGTACCGATGTCAAGGCAGCAGCGGTTAAGATGGAATCCGCAAGAGCGGACGCTTTGGCGGCAAAAACAGCAGTCGAGCGTGCGTATCTTGAAGTCTATAGAGCACAGCAGACCGGGAACGCTGAAAAGATAGCCATTGCAACAAAAAAGATGGAGGGATTGGAAGATAATGCGGCAATGGCACGTAAAGCGGCTTTGGCAGCCCAATCAGATTTCTATGCGAAGAAAAAGCTACTTGAAGCAACAGCAACTAAACAATCTACTGCCGCTTCCGTTGCCGATACAACCGCAAAAACGACACAAGGGGCTGTGACTTCTGTACTGACTACAATCACGACAAAGGCGACAATGGCGATGAAAACTCTTTGGGCATCCATGATGAGCAATCCTATCGGATGGGTTCTTGGGTTGTTTGGCACACTTGTTTCGGTTCTTATGCTTTTCCGCTCAAAAGAGGAAGAAGCTACAACAGCTATGGGCGAGTTCCAAGACACAACAAAAAAAGAGATTGATACCTTGAACACCTTACAGGCTATTTTGCAAACCACGGAGAATGGTACAAAGGCACACAAGCAAGCATTGGAGAAAGTCAATGCCATTTGCCGTGATTATAACAAAACCTTGCTCACTGAAAACGCAACGCTTGATGAGCAAAAGAAGAAGTTCGAGGAATTGACGATAGCCATTCAAGCCAATACAGCCGAAAAGATAAAGGCTAAATATGTCGAGCAAGCCATGCAGGAAATGGTTCAATCGCAAGCCGATGCAATGGACGAATTGAAAGATGCGGTTTCCGATGCTTCTTTCAAGGAAATTCAAGAAGTTATGGAAACGACCCCGGAGGGAGTAACCATAATGACAAACAAGGTTGTGGATGTGGCTTCAACATCCATACGCAACGCTTCCGGTGCCGTATGGGATGCAGTAGAAGCAAGTGCCATTGATGCGGCAAACAATCTGAAAGGTCTTACAGGAAAAGCCTATGAGGATTCATTCAACAAGTCTTTGGATGGAATCATAATGAGCGTACAGCGTTCAACCAATGCTTCGGAAAAGGAAATGGACGGGTTCAAGGCTTATCTGAAAGATTACCTTACTTCAATCGTGCAATCATCCGAAAAGTCGCAAAACGCGGTCGAAAATGTAGATAATTCACTGAAAGAGTTTTATGGAAAGAAAGACACATCTTCCATAACCGAAAGTACCGACTATGTTTCCATGACCTTTGAGGAGCTGGATAAGAAGATTGTCGAAACGCAGAAAAGCATTGATACGCTGAATGCAAAGAAAGTCAAGGTTGATACAGACAATACACAGCTTAAAGAGTTGAAAGACTTGATGGATAAGCTGAATAGGGCTGTTTCTGCCAAAACTGCCAACTTGAACACGGAGAAAGGCATTTCAGACCGTATCAAGCAGTTAAAAGAAGAACGTGAAACGCTTGTTATCAACAGTGCTGAATACAAGAAAAGGAGCAAAGAAATTGAATCGCTTGAAAAGCGTCTGCCTAAACACAAGAATGCTAACAATATGGAAAATTCAAGTGAGCAGCTAAGGCAGAAGCAGATTGAAGCCGACCGCAAACTTGAAGCCGACCGTATTGCAGTTATGGAAGAGGGCTACGAAAAGCGCAAAGCTATGCTTAAACTTCAACACAAAGAGGCTTTGGATAACATAACCAAAGAGGAAAAAGCGTTGGAGAAAGCACGCAAGGACGCTGGAAAGGGCGGTTTGAGCCAATCGGAAAAGGACGGATTCAACGAACGCAGGGAGCTTGAAAACAAGTCCTACAATAAGGCGCAAAACAAACTATTTGACGGTGAGATTGAATACAAGAAAAAGCAATATGAGTTGTATTTCCGCTGGGTACGCAGCATGGGTGAAGATGTGGCTAACACACAATTCGCAAATCTGTTGAAAGGCGGTGCATCGTACAAGGAATACATCGAAAACCAGGTACAGCAATTAGAGGACAAAAAGGCGACTGGGACATTATCAGAGGGCGAGGGAAATCATCTGATAGCATTGAATATGCAATACGATGAAATAACTGGGGCAAAGTCCGCTATGGACGCTTTCAAACAGTCGGTTACTCAATCCATATCACAGGCGCAAACATTGGCTGAAAAGCTGGAGGTGGTAGCCGATGCAAAGGAGCGGCTTTCAAATGGAAAATCCGGGCTTGTAGGTGTGGATGAAAAGGCGGAAGCCAATCTGATTATTTCCGAAGAAGAAGCGAAATTGCAAGAAGAGTTGCAAAATACGCTTATGCAGAAGTATCGTTCCTATGAGCAAAAGAAACTTGATATTCAAAAAGAGTTCAAGCTATTAAGGGAAGCAGCAGAAAAGAACGGGAACGAGGACATGGTTAACCAAGTGAACCAAGCCGAAGCGGAAGCATTGAGCTCGCTTACCGCAAATATGCTAAAACAGTCTGAAAGCTGGAAAAAACTGTTTGGTGATTTGGATAGTCTTTCCGTAGCCGAAATTGACAATCTCATTTCGGATATTGAAAACCAACTTGCAAATACAGATTTGAAGTTGAACCCGGTTGATTACAAGGCTTTGTTGGATAGCCTTAACCAAGCCAAACAGGTACTCATTTCAAAGAATCCGTTCAAGGCATTGGGCACGTTCTTTGATGATTACATCAAGGCAAAGCAAAAATTGGCAACCGCTAAAGCCAACGTATTATCCGGGAAAGGTACGGATAAGGATGTGGAGCAAGCGGAATCCGAAATGAAAAAGGCAGGAAAGGGTGTTACCAAGTCTATTGAAGCAATCACAAGTGTTGCAACTGAATGCGGCAATGCCGTTGCATCCATGTTTGAGAATTTGGGTGAAGATGAGCTTGCATCCGGGCTGGGTACTGCAATGGAGTTGATGGGGCAACTTGGTAATACTGCTGCTTCTGTTGGAAAGATGATGAGCGGTGATATTCTTGGGGGTGTTTCCGGCATGGTGTCTGCTGTTACTTCTGTGGTTGGCATATTCGCAAAGATACACGATGCGAAATATGAAAAGCGTATTCAGAACTTGCAAAAAGAAATTGATGCTCTTGAACAATCGTACAACCGTCTTGAACGTGCTTACAACAACACGTATTGGGTGTTCAATGACAGCCAAAGGGAAGCATACGAAAAGAATATCGAACTTATTAACGACCAAATAAGGGCATTGGAGCAGGAAGCGGTTGTTGCAAAAAAAAATTGGGACTTCAAGCGGTACGCTCAATTAAACAAGGAAATCAAAGAGCTTAACAAGCAACTGAAAGACGCAGAGGAAAACGGAGATATGTTTTCCATATATGAATCCCAAAAAGCCAATCTTAGGAAACAACAAGAAGATATTAAGAAGCAGATACAAGCTGAAAGGGATAAGAAGAACACCGACAATGGCAAAATCCAACAATGGAGCGAACAGATGGAATCCATTAATCAGCAGATAGAGGATTTGGATAGAGCCATGATGGAGACTTTGGCTGGCACTGATGTAAAGACTGCCATTGATGAGTTTGCGGAGGCATTGGTAGATGCGTATTGTAAAGGAGAAGATGCAGCGGAAGCATTAGGGCAAAAAACAAAGGATGTGCTTAAAAAAGCTGTTGTTGAAGCGTTGAAACGCAACTACTTGGCAAAAGGGATAGAAGAAGCTGTTAAATACTTAGGAAGTGATGAGGTGTGGAAAGATAATAAGTTGGATGCAAGAGAACAAGCCGAATTTGAAAGACTTGTAAATCTTGCAGGAGACAACTTTCAGAAGTACCTTAGTGCTTTGGATGGGTTTATAGATAAAACAGAGGAAGAACCAGCCGACCCCCTTACGGGTGCTGTTACTTCCATGAGTGAGGAAACTGGGGGTGTCATAGCCGGACGTTTGAACGCTTTCAATATCAATCAAAGCGAGCAGACAGCAATAATGAAAAGGTCTTTGGACTACCAAGCGCAAATTGCAGCCAACACGAAAACAAGTGCTGAAAGACTTGGCAACATAGAGAAAACATTGAAACGTATTGAAAATAACAGTGGTAATTCTTTATTATCACAAGGAATATCATAGCAGTATGGAACTTGTACAACAATTAAAAAAGGATGGTATAGATAAGGGGCTATGTCGTCTTTGGCAAATGAAACTGAAACAAGGGCTTACCTACAAGGATTTGATAGGATTATACATTCGTGGAATAGACTTCTGTATCAAGGGTGACTATCCAACGCTTGACTTTATCCGTGAACACTTCAAGGGTAAATGCGAGCCTTACGGTGTGTTTGTGGATGATGATTTGGAACAAAGCAATCTTCCCAATATCGTTCTGAATGGCAAATGTCGTGCGTTTCTTGACTATGACGGGTATTCCGTTTCAAACATATATGCAAGGGATAGCACAAAATGTAGTGTAAATATTTCCGACTATGCCATTGTTACCATTGATGCTTTCGATAATGCGGAGCTTTTTGTAGCAACTTCCGGGGATGATGCAAAGGTGCTTATCAATGTGTATGGTAATGCCAAGATTGAATGCTTAGGCAATGGGATAAAAGTAAATTATAAAAACAAGAAAACTTATTAATCATGGATGCGAATTTGATTTTACACTTGCCTTTCGACGACCCGGATGGCAACATAGCTTACGATTTTTCAGAATACAGGCATGATGCGAAACTTTCCAATGGAGCAACTTTCACGAAGAAAGCAAAAATAGGAAAGGCTTTGGCATTGAATACAACTGGGGAATGTAGAACGGAGCGCATGATTCCGTTTTCAGGAGATTTCACCTTATCATTTTGGGTACTTCCGGGTGCAAATAGGATTGGTTGGCTTTTGAATATGCCCGGCATAAACAATTATAAGGAGCAATGGGTGGATGTAATGATGGATAGTTGGATATTTTTTGCGTTTGTAAAATCCGGCAATAAGTTCGTGGTCTATGAGAACACTACGCAGATATTCAATGACACATTGCCGAATAATCCTACAGGGTTGTCGCTTAATGACAATTCGTTGTTTGGTACTAAAGCCGTAATTGATGAGGTGAAGCTGTTTGATGTAGCAAAGCAGCCACGTGATATATTCGAGTTTCAAAAAGATACCGATGTGGAATATTACATTGACGGAAAGAACTTCAAGGAGTTCGGGGTGTACGTTTCCAAAAGTTCCGGTATTGTAGGCAGGCTTGAAAGAAAAGAAGCGTTGCAAGTGGATTGGGACAACTACCACGGCATTGTAAGGAACAAGAAACGACCGAGATACAAGGAGCGTAATATCACACTTGATTGCTTCATAGAGGCTTCCGGACGGTCTGCTTTCGTGGAGTGGGTTAACCTATTTTTTAGCCAGTTTGACAAAGAGGGAAACCACCGATTGAAGATTGAGTATGACGGAAAGGCAAAGCCGCTGGTTTACGAAGTTGAGTTGCTTGATGAGACAGATACGGAAAAGACTTGGGCAACGTATAGCAATGAGCTGATGGTTGGTTCTTTCAAGTTGAAGATGGTGGAAGATGAGCCTGTGAAGAGGGTACTTAGACATATCGGCACGGCTGCAAATACAGTGGCAACAATCAAAGTAACAAGTGCAAAGCTACTTAATATCTATTGGGGAGACGGCACGCATACTTATGATGTTTCGGGTAATGAGCAGGAAGTGAGCCACACATATAATACACCCGGTGAATATGACATCGTAATAACGGGCGTTATCGAGGATATTAAGGATTTTGAAACAAACGCTATTGTGATATGGGAACTTTTGAAATAATACAGCGTAACGGCAACAAGATACCATTGCTCAGCAGAGAGCCGTTTTGTGCGCTTCAATCGGCAACACAGAATACCTCTCTTATGGGTGATGATAACATACAGCTAACCTTTGTGTCGGAGCAGATATTTGAGTTTGGTAAAGGCGATAAGATTGTTGTTGATGGTGCGGAATACACTTTGCGTACAAAGGTGAAAAGGGAAATGCTTTCAGATACCCATTTCGTATATGAAGCAACCTTTTACGGTGTGATGTACGAGCTGATGAAAAGCATTTACCGAGATACGGATGAGCAGGGAAAATCCAGCAAAAGCACGTTTGACCTTACCTATTCCATCTGTGATTTTGTCAAGGTGATTGTTTACAACATGAACCGTGACTATCCGGGAATGTGGGCTTTTGATGAAGAGAATTGTCCGGAAACAGAGCCACGCACTATATCGTTCTCACGGAACAACTGCCTACAAGTGTTGCAGACGCTTTGCAGTGATAATGAGTTCAAATACGAGTTCCTTATCACGCAGGAAAACGGAGTAAGGACTATTCACATAGGCAAGTTCGGTTCTAAGGTAGTTCCACCAAGCGGAAACGAGTTTTTCGAGTGGGGAAAGGGGAATGGCTTGTACACCCTAAAAGAAGAAAAGGTAGATGATAAGACCATAATCACAAGACTATGGGTAGAGGGTGGCACGAATAACATACGCAGCGATTACCGTGATTATTCGGAGCGTCTGCAACTTCCTTTTCCAAGACGCTTGAATAAAAAGGAACACAAGTTATGGGACGGAACAGCAGTACCAGCCAACACGGAGTATATCGGCATTGATGATGATAGCAAACGCTATTTGGAAGATGGGGATTTGAGGGATGCGTTAGGGAGTGATGAGGATGCGGTGGTGTATGATGATATTTTTCCGAAGCGTAAAGGGAGTGTTACGGCTTTGGTAGATGGCGATATAAACTGCTTTATTGATGATACGATGGACTTTGACCTAAACGAAAAGGACGGTAAGGGAACGATATATCTTATCAACGGGGTTACAGCAAAGATTACGTTTGTGTCCGGTAAGTTGGCAGGGCAGCAGTTCGAGTTATCGCAAAAGGGTGGTTACGACCATGCTTCCAAGTGTTTCAAACTGATACCATTTACTGACAGCAGGGGACTTACTATACCGACCATTGAAAGCGAAGCGTACCGCATAAGCGTTGGTGATACTTACAAGATAACTGACATCAACCTACCAAAGTCTTATGAAGAGGATGCGGAAGAAGATTTGTGGTATGCTGGATTCAATGAGTTCAAACCACGCACACAGGCGAGGGCACAATATGGCTTATCCTTTGAACGCTCATACTTCATTGAGAACTTACCGTCTGACGCACATACAACTGTGTTCCATGTAGGGGACTATGTGCCAGTCAAGGATGAGCGTTTCAAACTTGAAAAGAATATCCGCATTCAGAAGATGAAACGCAATCTGCTTCTGGAACATGACTATGAGCTTACGTTATCAGACATTACGGCTGTTTCCATTATTGGGCAAACGGTAGTTGATGTGGGAAGAATAGAGAATATCATTGAGGGCAATAATCTTAAGAATCTTACCAAAGCACGCAGGGGATGGCGCACAACGGAAGAGCTACGCAACATGGTATATGATACTGACGGGTATTTTGACCCTGAAAATATCAAACCAAATTCCATTGATACCAATATGTTAACTGTTGGCTCTAAAAGCCAGCAGTTCGTATTGATTGATGTTGTGCTGCATGCCAACAAAAATGGGAATCCGAATGTTTTTGAGGCTTCTGCTGGAGTTTTGGCTCACTTAACGATAGATGATAAGGAAATTAGACATTGGAATCTTTCAGCGGCTTCTTATACGCTTTCTGATACGAAAGGATATTACTTGTTTGCCAAGTGCTCAAAGAAAAGCAATAATGGGATTTGGTATCTGACGCAGGAGCAAATTAAGGTTGAGCTTGTTTCAGACCCGAACAACTATTATTTCCAAGTCGGTATATTGGGTACTTTGCATCCGGACGATAATTTTAGGGACTTTACAACAACTTACGGATTTACACGTATCAATGGCAACACCATTACGACTGGAAAGATTATCACCAGCGATAAGGAGTGTTATCTTGATTTGGATGGCAACAAGTTTCGTATTGGAGACGGTACGAGTTCTATTGATTGGAATGTTACTGCAAAAAAACAACTAACGCTACATAATGTGCGTCTGTTGTCAGATAGTGGCGATACATCATATTTGGGAGTTTTCCGCGGTACATATAATGATAAATATGTGTATTATTCCGGTGATGAGGTTACATACACATTGAATAATGAAACGTGTACATACCGATACATTAACCCTAATCCAAGTATGGGAAACAAGCCTACCAATTCGGTATACTGGGCAGTTGTTTCGAAAGGCGATAAGGGCGATAAGGGTGATAAGGGTGATAAAGGTGATAAGGGTGATAAAGGTGATAAGGGTGATAAGGGCGATAAGGGCGATGATGGGGTAGGTGTATCAAAAGTTGAGGAGTTCTATTTGCTTTCCAATAGGCTGACAGGTGTAACGCCATCAACAAGCGGGTGGACTACGACCGTACAAATACCGACAAAGAGCAAACGTTACCTTTGGAATTACGAGAAGATAACATACACTGACGGGAAAAGTATGTCAACCACACCACAAGTTATAGGAATGTACAGTGAGGACGGTAAAGGTATATCAAAAATAACTGAATACTATGCCAGAAGCAAGTCAGATTCAGAAGCTCCTACATCTTGGCTTATAATTCCCCCTACGTTGACATCAACATACAAATATCTGTGGAATTATGAGGTCGTGACTTACACTGATGATAGTACGAGTCAAACCACACCTGCAGTAATTGGAGTGTATGGTGATAAGGGCGATGATGGGGTAGGTGTATCAAAAGTTGAGGAGTTCTATTTGCTTTCCAATAGGCTGACAGGTGTAACGCCATCAACAAGCGGGTGGACTACGACCGTACAAATACCGACAAAGAGCAAACGTTACCTTTGGAATTACGAGAAGATAACATACACTGACGGGAAAAGTATGTCAACCACACCACAAGTTATAGGAATGTACAGTGAGGACGGTAAAGGTATATCAAAAATAACTGAATACTATGCCAGAAGCAAGTCAGATTCAGAAGCTCCTACATCTTGGCTTATAATTCCCCCTACGTTGACATCAACATACAAATATCTGTGGAATTATGAGGTCGTGACTTACACTGATGATAGTACGAGTCAAACCACACCTGCAGTAATTGGAGTGTATGGTGATAAGGGCGATGATGGGGTAGGTGTATCAAAAGTTGAGGAGTTCTATTTGCTTTCCAATAGGCTGACAGGTGTAACGCCATCAACAAGCGGGTGGACTACGACCGTACAAATACCGACAAAGAGCAAACGTTACCTTTGGAATTACGAGAAGATAACATACACTGACGGGAAAAGTATGTCAACCACACCACAAGTTATAGGAATGTACAGTGAGGACGGTAAAGGTATATCAAAAATAACTGAATACTATGCCAGAAGCAAGTCAGATTCAGAAGCTCCTACATCTTGGCTTATAATTCCCCCTACGTTGACATCAACATACAAATATCTGTGGAATTATGAGGTCGTGACTTACACTGATGATAGTACGAGTCAAACCACACCTGCAGTAATTGGAGTGTATGGTGATAAGGGCGATAAGGGTGATAAGGGTGATGATGGAAATTACACTGAATTAAGATATGCAAAGAACGGAAGTACGACTACTCCTCCTACGCTCACAAAAACAGATTTAATACCGAGTGGATGGACAACTATAATGCCGAGCGTTGGAATGGTTGAATATCTATGGATGACAAGAGCGGTTAAGGACGGAGCAGGAACACGACTTATATCGGAATGGTCAACGCCTGTAAGGGTCACTCCATACGATGGAAAGGATGGTCAAGATGGGCAAAATGGTCATAGTCCTGTTATGGTTTTCAGAGGCGAATACAAATCTTCTGAATTATATTACGGGAACAAATACCGTCTTGACTGTGTGAAAAGTGGGTTATCGTATTATATAGCTCGTATTGATGCAGGAGCGTTCTCAAATGTTGCACCTCCGAATACAAGCAAGTGGAATACCTTTGGAGCGCAATTTGAAAGCATTGCGACAAACCTTTTGCTTGCTGAAAATGCTAATATAGGGGATTGGTATATGTCTGGTGGAAAGATTGTATCAACACTTTCCGGTAGCAATAAAATTGTAATGGACGCTAAAAATGCTCTTTTTGAGATTGAATCCACTTCATCAGGTGGTGATTATTCTGAAAACAGAGGTCAAGGGGCAAAGATGAAAATTGATGCGTATAATGGTCTTTTTGAAGCAAGGAGCAAAAATGAGAGCAATAGAGTTGCGTATATGTCTCCGACAGGTATATTTTGCAATAATGCTGAAACCCAAGCCGTGTCTGCTATTCTTGGTGTTACGCATAAGGCTGCAATCGTTGGTTTGGGATTTGGTAATGTGGCAAAGAATGATTGGGATAATGAAAATTTCTTGGCTGGAGTATATGGAAGAGCATCTAATAGTGGTACGGCACCAGCTTATGGCGGTTTTTTTGAAAATCTGATGGTTGCAGGATTATTCTTGCATCGAAGAGCGATTGAAGAAAGCAATAGCAGTACGTATCTAAACAATACAGATACCCTTGTTATCGGATATTCACGCAATCAGCAAATCGTTTATCTGCCGTCTGACGGTGTAATTGGTAGAACTATATTTTTTAAACAATGGTGGACGGGGCACATGCGTGTCTATCCACGTGGGGGACAGAAATTATATGACGATTCTACCGAAAATTCGTACTTTGATATTGTAGAAGGTTGGTGTGCGATGTTTACATTCACAATCGGGTATATAGACGGAGTGAAAAAGGAAGCATGGTTAATGAGTAAATTTAGATACTGATATGGAATACGGATATATAAATGAAGATGGCTTTTTGAGGTCTGAAAATTTAGAACCTACAATAACCAAATATAAGGATGAAGAAACGGGCGAAATAAAGGAAAGAATTGTTTCTATAGAAGAGCAATTAGAAAAGATGGGCGATATGTGGAAACCTGTAGATAAGATAGATGAAAGCCTACTTGTTTCCGATACACCCGAATATTCTATCTTTATTGCTCCATACGACAACGGAGATAGAATATCATTCCGCTACGAAAAGATGTTCAATAACTTACATATACGTGAGTTGGTTGAAAAACTTGAAACAGATGATTACAAAATTATCAAGTGCTATGAAGCATATCTTGTTGGAGAAGAGCTGCCTTATGATATAAAAGAGTTGCACGAAAGGCGGCAGTCGATAAGGAATGAGATTAATAAATTGCAAGTTAAACAACTAAATTTAAAAAAAGATGAAAATATTTGATTGGTTAAAACAAAGTAACAGATTACAGCACTTCGGTTATGCGATACCGTGTGCGTTTTTATTTACACTTCTATTCGTGGCAGGGCTGGCAGCCGGGATGGAGTTTAAGGATAACGCATACAGCAACAAGTGGGATTGGCTGGACTTCACAGCCACTATATTAGGCGGTATTGTTGGGCAAACTCTACAAATATTGGTAGCATATATCATATTTGGCTATTATTATTCTCTATAAGTGTGTTTTTCAAACACATTTATAGCTATATTTGCAGTTAGAACAATTCACTTAGTAAATGAATTATGGAAACAACGATGTACAGCCTACGGATTCTTTCTAAAGGCAAGGTTACAGACCTTAAAAAAGGTTTTAGTATTGGCGGTGTGCCATTTTCTGTCTTCGTGAAGCCGAAGAAAGTAACGATGGAAACAAGTACGCTGATTGATTGCAAACTGATATGCGATGAGGCGGCAGGAGCTTTCCCCGTGCCTATTGGTGACTGGACACCCGGAGCGATTACCGTAATATCCCCAAACGGTATCGACCTTTCGGCTTATGATGTGTATTGGGGTGCTGGTGAAACAATTAAATAACTATCGCTATGGGATTATTACTTGGAAGCGGTAACACAAAACCGCAATATCCTTACGACCAATGGTATGGTGTGCAAGGTGACTTCAATTCACAGGACTACAAGCTAAAGCGTGTGGGCAATTTGGATTTGCACCGTACATTACCCATCCAATCGAAATTGAAACGCTTTGTGGAAAACCCGGACGGTTCGGTAAAGTATTACCTTAATCAGAATGATAGCCGTAAAAAGGATTCGGGTACAACGGCTATCATTGATAGCACGGATGGTAATGTTATGCTGGAAAAGCCGGAATACTACTTCAAACTGGAGATAGAGGGTACAAAATGGATTCGTGCTTACTCTGAATATCCGCTGCCGGGCTTTACCAAGATGGAAAGAAAGACTGTAAGCCCGTGGTTTGCTACGGTTGATATTACCAACTCTATAGCTGTTTCAGGTTGCTGGCTCACTTGGAGTGGTGATGAGATTGCAAGGGATTCTGACGGTTTTGTTGTCCTAAGAGATAATGCCGCACAATTCAGAGGTGGTTCGGGTACTGGTGATGCCGCTAAGGATGGTACTTACAACTCCATGTTGGGTATGCCTCGCACTTCAATATCAAAGGGTAGTGTACGCCCATTGTGTAAGAACGGCACACATCACGGAGCGTACAGGGTGTACAATGAAATCGCTTGGTTGCAACGTGTGGAATACGCCTCATTGCATTGTCAAGATGCCTACACTGAATCACTTACTGTTGACGGATTCCATCAAGGAGGGCTTGGCAGTGGTCCGGCTGTCAATGGTTCAGAGTGGAGTACATGGGGTGGTTACAGACCTTTTGTCCCTTGTGGTGTTACTGCAACTCTCGGAAACAACACAGGTAAGGTGTCCTACACAATCAAGGGATGGACTGGTGGCGATAAGGTGGTACAAGTAACCTCTTACCGTGGATTGGAAACTCCATTTGAATACTTGTGGATGCTTGCAGATGATGTGCTGATTTGGCATAAGGCTGATGTGTCTATTGCCTATGTATGCGAAGACCCGACAAAGTTCACTTCTCACTCTGATAGTGCAACTACCGTGCCTGTAGGCTATGAGCCTATTACAGAGCTGCCAAGAATTGAAGGTAATATACTTTCTATGGCTCATTCATCTAAGGGCTATTCCTTTCCCGAAAAGACGGGCGGAGGCAATAATAAGGGGTATTGTGATAATTATTGGACTCCTGTAGATGATGCAAACTGGTCAGCCGTAGGCTGGTATGGTGCTCTTTTGTCTGCTAGTGCGTCTTCTGGTGCGTCTGCGGGTTTCGGTTGTCTGCTTGCGTCTCATCGTTCCTCGATTGCGAGTGCGGACATTGGGTTCCGCTTGTGCCGTTTTTGACGGACTGCAAAACTCGGTGAACGGAGCAACGAAAATTGATGTTTGACTGAAAAAATAAAAACATAACAGGGTTGTGGCGGCTGGTGCTCTTTTGTCTGCTAATGCGAATAATGGTGCGTCTGCGGGTTTCGGTTATCTGAATGCGAATAATCGTTCCTCGAATGCGAATGCGAACATTGGGTTCCGCTTTTACCGTGGTTTCAACTTATAACTGTTGCTGCCATGCCCTTACCTCACAGTGGCTATCGGAAAGTCTGATAGTTGGTAAAATAATACGAATTAGAACGGTGTAAGTAAGTAATTGAAAACTCTGTTTTAGAACAACGGCACAAATGGGTGTAGTAAAGACTGAATACGGATTATGTTATGCGGCTGATACCTGCTTCTATCACTCTGCGGATTTTGAGGATTGCGGATTGTATATAGGTGACACTGGAAAGATATTCATTTCCCAAGCAAAGCGGATTAAGAATGTCTATCACTTGATATATGATTCTTCCAACCTCATACGGGCGCAATACAAGGCACAGCAAGGAAAGGGAGAGCGTACCGAAATAACCAAGTTCAATGAGAATATTTTGGAGAATTTGGATAGCTTGTACTGGGATTTGCGCAATGAAACTTATATGCCCGGTGAGTATCGGATAAAGGTTATATATGAGCCGAAAGAAAGGGTGATTATGATTGCCCCGTTCTACCCGGACAGGATTGTACACCACTGCATTATCAATGTGTTGGGGCGTTTTTGGACTAACTTCTTTATTGCGAGCACCTACGCTTGCATCAAAGGGCGTGGTATTCATAAATGTATGGAAGATGTGCATACGGCTTTAGTCACAGACAGGAAAGGTACGAAATACTGTTTGAAGATTGACATTAAGAAGTTCTATGATAATATAGACCACAAAGCATTGAAACGGATAATCCGTTATTCCATAGCGGATGAGCAACTGCTAAGGCTGTTGGATAAGATAATAGATAGTAACGGTAAAGACAAAGGGCTGCCGATTGGCAATTTCACAAGCCAATACTTTGCTAATCTCTATTTGGCGTACTTCGACCATTGGGTTAAGGAAGAGCTGGCTAAGATAGTGATGAAGCGTTATGGCGTGAAAATCTACTTCTATCGCTATATGGATGATATGGTGATATTGTGCGCTGACAAAGAGGCGTTGCATTTCGTGCTTGACATGATGGGACTTTATTTGGGTGGCGAATTGAAAGTAGAGATAAAGGACAACTGGCAGATATTCCCGGTTGATGCTCGTAGCATTGATTATGTGGGATTCAAACAGAACCATTACGGTATATTGCTAAGGAGCGGTATTCTGAAAAGGTTTTATAAGAAGTTCCACCGCACCATCAATAAATACGGAATCAAAGATGAAACTGACATTAAACACTTCTTCCCGTCTGAATATGGCTGGATAATCAGATGCTCGGAGGAACATAGTAAATTCATTTTTAATAATTGTTTGAACGATGGAAGCAAATGTTTTGACTATAGGGCTGCTGGCTAAGACTAAGCCAGCAGTGATTGACTATCTTAATAACGGTCAGGGTACATTCCTTTATAACCACAACATCAAAGAGGTTAAGGTTATTGCCGACAAAGAGGGTGGCATTGAGATTACAACCGATGCGGAACGTGCAACGGATACGATGTTTCAATATGATAGTCTGAGGGTGGAATATCCGAAAACAGGAGATAACATTTTCAGCACACTTCTTACTGCAAAATATCCGGAAAAAACAGAAAATAAGTTGATGAACGAGTATCAGAGTGCTATACTTGGACTACTTTCAGAAGAGGCTAAATTACCTTATGAGAACTTTTTAAAAGACCGTCTTGCTATCCGTAAGATGGTTGATGCTGATTGCGAAACATATAACATTCCGATGGACTTATGACAGAAGTTGTAGATTTTGAGGAAGAATTTTCCTCTAATGAAGACCTCTTCGATTGTGAATATACATCCGTGGATGCCGTAATTAATGAAGTTACGGTATTCACGGGTTGTAAAGAAAGGCAAACAGAAAATGGAACAAGGACGCTTATTGCTTATGGTGATGGCGTAGGTGCTTCCGCATTCTACACAGACAGCAAAAAGCTAAAAGATGTAGTGTTTGCGAATGGTAGGAAATTTCCGTTTAGAGCCGTTATTAAAGTTGTCCGATATGGAAATATGTGCGGCTTCAAGTTCTTTCCACCAAATACAAAAATCACACAGGAGGATAAAGAAAATTTTGAGTATTATAAAAGAAACAAGTATAGAAGAAATAGATGATGGAACAAAAAATAGATAAAGGTATAGGGTGGTTGCAAAAACTTCTCAACCTACAGAGGCGTTACGGATTCTTTTCAATTCTGAAAGGGTTATTCCTTATCCTGCTGGCTGGATATGTGATATTCTTTGCTTTAAACCCAAAGTATCTTCTTGAAAAGATGGATAATATCCAAAAAGAAAATCATAGTGATGCTATTGCTCAACGTTTAAGGTCTGATTCCGAGGTTAGATTAATTCTTGATAAATTGCTATTGCGTAGTGGTGCAGACCGTTCGTATTTGATAGAGTTTCACAATGGGAGTAAAAACCTTGCAACCGATTTGCCTTTTCTGTTTGGCTCTATGAGACTTGAAAGTACGACTGATAGCATAGCTGGAGTGGAAGATGAATATGCAGATTTCAGTTTGTCACGCTATCCGTTAATGGTGAACATACTAAAGGATGGATTCTTTTATGGAAGCGTTGAAAAGGTTAAACCACTTGATAAGAAATTGTATTTTAAGCTAAAGTCAAACAATGTTAATGAAATAGCCTTGATTGCATTATACCAAGGTGATAATCCTCTTGGCATATTAGGATTGTCATACTGCAATTCAAACAAGATGCAATGCCAAGCTGTAGGACTACAGATAAGGAAAGCGGCAATGAAAATATCCCCATTGCTATCACCTAACCTATAATTACAATATTTCGTGAAAATTATATGTGGAAATATACAATAAACTGATTAAATTATATAGTTATGAAGATTTTACTTGATAACGGGCATGGCGAAAATACACCGGGTAAACGTAGCCCGGATGGAGCTTTCAGAGAGTATGCCTATACAAGAGAAATTGCGGATGAAGTAGTACGTGAACTTGCTAAACGTGGCTATGTGGCTGAACGTATTGTTAAAGAAAACATGGACGTGCCTTTGGCTGAACGTGCAAGACGTGTGAATGAGGTTTGCGCCCGATACGGAGCTAACAACGTGGTGCTTGTTTCAATCCATTGTAATGCTGCAGGAAATGGCGAATGGATGAATGCTCGTGGGTGGTCTGCCTATACCACTAAAGGAAAGACAAAAGCCGATGAACTGGCAAACAGGATGTATGATGCTGCCGCCCGTTTTATAACTGGGCAGAAGATAAGGTGTGACAATTCGGACAGTGACCCAGATTGGGAAGAAAATTTCTATATTCTCCGAAAGACGAAATGTCCGGCTGTATTGACCGAAAATTTCTTCATGGATAATAAGGAAGATGTGGCTTACCTTATATCCGCGGAGGGGAAACAGAACATTGTGAACACCCACGTAGAGGGTATAATCCAATACATTAAAGAGTATGAGAAATAAAGTGTTTTTGTTATTGGTTGCCATTTGTGGGCTTTTGATGGCAGTTACCTTTGGTTTATGGTCTTATTGTTCCAAATTGAAAGCTGAAAAAGAAAGGTTGGGTGGCAATCAAACTTCATTGTTGGAGAAAGTCGAATACTACAAGACAGAAGCTGGAAAGTCTGCTGCCTCTGTACAGGCTTTGACCTTATCCAAGTCTGAGATAGAGAATCATTGTGCCGACTTGACAAAAAACATTAAGGAACTCAACTTGAAAGTAAAGAGGTTGCAAACGGCTTCCTCAACTGTAACGAAAACGGAGGTGAAAGTACAGACGATAGTAAAGGATAGCATTATATACCGTGATACATCTTATCTCAAAGTCCAAGCGATACGATGGAAAGACCCGTGGATGAATGTAAGTGGATTGATTATGTCCGATAAGAAGCTGGCTTTGGATATTCAATCTGTAGATACCTTGCACCAAGTCGTGTACAGAGTTCCTAAGAAATGGCTGTTTTTCCGATGGGGGACAAAGGCGATAAGGCAGGAAATCATAAGTAGTAACCCTCACACAAAGATTGTGTACTCTGAATATATAGAATTGAAGAAACGAAAATAGGTATTAGTATGTAGTATAATTTTTGTTTTGACTGGGTTCGCTGTGAAGTGCGCCCGGTTTTTCTTTGTCCATTCAAATAAAATCTCTATCTTTGCCGTACCGATTCTGAAAATCGGTGTTGCATTATATCCCTGTTTATCTCTTTTGAGGTGGCAGGGATATTTTTTTAGCAAAAGTTTTACAAATGTTTTACAGTATTGTTGATTTGTGCTTTTATATATCTGATAATCATTGTATAGTGTAAATGTCTTC